CAATCTTCCGCGTTCCATTCCTCAGCCAACTTGGTCAGCCTGCTGACAAGCTCCTGCATCTCCCCGCAATACTGCGTGGTCGCCTGCTCCCTGGCGCAGCCGCCGGAACGCAGGCGGCTGAGTTCGGCTGTAAGCTCGGCAATTCTGGTATGTGCTCTAATACAGGCGTCGTACCAGTTGTCGCGCTCAACGGTAAGTTCCTTGATTTGCAGTTGCGCGTTTGCCGCGCTGTTCAGGTTGCGCTCCTGCTCGTAGTCGAGCTGTGCTTGCAATTCTCTTAGCTGAGACCGCAGCGCGGCAGCTTCTTCTTCACAATTCGCGTGGATGTCGTTTAAATTGTCGTTCATTTTGCGTCCTCCCTGCCCCGGCCAGCAGCTGCCAGCCGGGGTTAAGTCGTCGCTATCGCGCAGGCTGCGCCGGCAATGATAGCCAGTACAGCGAGCCAGATAGCGGTGTTCAATACTTCGTGCAATCGCAATCTTCGGTCGTCCATATCATCCCCACTTCCGGTTCCCCACACTGGCTTTCCCACACCACGCCATTGCCGTCGCATTTGGTACAGAAAGGGTCAGCTACATGTGTTTCTGACCATTCGGCGTTTACCGGATCGATTACTAAATCGTCGTTGATTAAATTTTCTTGCATATTGCCTCCTTGGTTGTTCAGAACCACCTGAACTGAGAGCAATATACACCCCGACTTGCCAACTGTCAAGATTTTTCTTTCGTCTGATCACGTTTTTCTTTTGGGGCGTACAGGTTGTCGATTTGCCATCCGAGAAACTGAATGGCTACCCACAGGATTGAACCACCGATAGCGATAGTTAGGATTTGACCAGTTGTCATTGAACACCTCCAATCGGGTTACATAAGCACATCGGGCAGATTTGCCCACTGTGGATCATCTTGTGAACCTGGCACGTCTTGACGAGAGGGAGCAGGATTGCCAGTTGGTTTTCCTTTTCGTGCAGGCTTACGTTTATTCCGGCTTTTAGCAGATCCGCGCATAGACTCTGCAATTGCGTTAGCAATATGTCGGAGAGATTCAGCTTGGGTTCGGCTGAGTTGCCACCTGCCTTTGCCAATCCGACTTTTGAGTTCGGTTTCGGCTTCGGGCGTGATTTGCCCAAGTTCCTCTCGGAGCTTAGGATCTGAGATGAATCTGAGGGTTCGTCTAATTCGTCGTTTTCCATGTCTGTCTCCATAGGTTTCAAGGTTCCATAATTGAAGGTTCGGGTCTAAGAAATCTGAGTCTATTGTCACCCCTAACCCTTCGTCAAATGTCACCCCTAACCTTGCGTCGTCAACTACTTCCCCTAACCCTGTTTCAGCAGGTTCGGGCATTTGATAATCGTTGTGAGTAATAGACTTAACACAAGGTTCGGGCATTTGACAAAAGGTTCGGGCATTTGAAGGTTCGGGCCAATCTTGAGCCACCAACTGAGGTTCGGGTATTTGCGCCAAAATCACCCCTAACCTTAGTCCACCGACATCAAGGTTAGGGGTGATTTCAGGGTCAGCGCGTACTGGTATTTCTGCCAGTGGCTCCTCTATTTTGGGGAGTCATCCTCCTCTTCGTCGTCGTCATCGATATCGTGGGAGTGGGAGAGTGTCCCTGGCATGGGGCGTCTCCCCATTGCTCGATGCCGCGCCGCGATCATCCCTTCCGACATCTGAGGGGCCATTCCTACGTGCCGAGGGATAGGAGCCTTTTGCATAAAGTCAGGAACCCCATTTCCATCTGCATCAAACACGGAGAGCGATAGCAAGACAAAGAAGCTGATGCCGGCCACCGCGAGTTCCCCGATCATTATCCAGAACAACCATCGGTCATACTGCTTAAAAACGTCCAACTTGGACAGGACGGGAGCGGTTCCCTTCCCTTGTGTTGCCGCCATTGTCCGGGTTGCTGTTCTTTGAGCCTGGGGGGATTTCAATTTAGCAATTTCGGCCATTGTCTGAGACTGAGTTTTTGCTATCTCTTCTTGGTGGATTTCACTTTGGCCGGCAACGCTCATCTCTCTCATAACCGAAAGGGAATAGGCGACGTTGACGCCAAGTGAGATGCACAGCAGTATCTCAAAGATAAACGCGGCTCGCAAGAAGTTTGTAGTGACGGGGTTATATCTGATATGTCGAGTGATAATGAAACTCATCAGGACAATGAGGCCCACGACAGCGATATAAGGTGCGCCGTCATACCACCCGAAGACTCGGACGTTGAAGTAGACAATGATCGAGGACAAGCCAGCAATCATCACAAAAATTACGACCCATTTTTCCCAATTCTTCAAACCAGGCATTTCTTGATTCCTCCAGTTCCGTTATTTTGCCACCAAAGATTCGACCAGTTTCAAGATAAAACTGACAACGATAAGACTCACGGGGATGCAGGCGATTACGACCGTCCCCTTAGTCAACCAGCTTTCTTGTATTTTCAAACTGCCTCCTTGTATTAGAACCCGGAAGATGAAAACAATAATTCATCTTCCGGGTTGACCGTTTCTTGATTAAAAGGGAATACCATCGTCATCAGGCGCGATACCGGCAATGTCTCCAGCGATATTACCCTGTTGCGATGACTCCGATTCGCCTGTGCGCTCACGCGAACGCTCGATGATTGCCTTAATGCCGTCCGAGAGCATTTCCCACACTTTAGGATCGGGTGCGTCCAAGTCGTAGATGTAAGTCTCATGAGTGGGTTTGGGAATCGGCATCCCTTTCAGGATGGAGGATACTGCACCGATTTTGACTTTGCCTTTGTCGTTACGAACAAGGTTAAGCAGGCAGGGTTTTCCAATGATATTCTTAACCTCAAATCCCCCCAGTTCTTCCGGCGTGAACGGACGCCCCCGCCAGTTCTCCAAATCGTGTCTCAGGTTGGACTTCTCGCTCAGGGTGGCGGTGTAAAACTTGCTGATCGTGATAGGCTTTTCTTCGCCATCCTTCTGTTCCGGCAGTTCCCATATGACCATTGATTGACGCTTCCAAGTCGTTTTGCCTTGGTATTCGTTTTTTTGTGTCCCCAAGTCAATGACTCTGATGCAGATGGCGATATTGTTTCCAATTTCGGGTTCTACCCATGTGGAATTTGATGCCCATTGCATAATATTTCTCCTTGATTTTATTGGTTGATTTTATCCCCTGCTGCCTGCTCCAGCAGTTGAGCGTGATCATCTTCAAGTCGTTGATTGAACTTATTGCAATGATCGCAGGGTTCGTCAGTATCGTCAGCGTGGAAGATGATACCAGAGTCTAAGCAGTGCAGGCACTTAAACCGAGACTCCCACCATTTCCGCAAAGTTGCATCATCTACTGACATTGTATCCCCTTTCAAATAATTCCAAATACAGGTGCAGTATAGCCACGTACTTATCGCTTGTCAAGTATTTTATTAGCATCGCTTGACAAAAGGCAAGATTTTCTATATAGGTAAGCTATGGAAAGAGATAACGTGAACTTGAACGATGCCGCCGAGCCAAGCATTGCGCGGATGCCGATTGAAAAAGAGCCACATCTGTCCTGCGTCTCGTTTAATTTTGATGCGCTGACCAGGCTGCGTGGGGGACTGAGCGTGGAGAGGGACATCGCACCGGCCATTGGAGTGAGTCCCCATGTTTTATGGGGATGGGAGAGTGGGAGACGCGCTCCATCTGCTGCGACTGTATTCATCCGCCTTGCTTTTCATCTGTTCAAGACGTTTGGCGATCCTCGATATCTTGACTTGAGATATTGGGCGAAGTGGGATCTGGAGCCGACTATCGTAGACGCGGAAAAAAACGAACCAGACGAAGAAAAATCTTGACTCCCATGCGGAACGGGTGTATCGTGCGGTTGAAGGAGGCGAATATGTACGACCAAATTGATGACAACTGGTGGAAAGACGTGATTGCTCAGTGCATTATCGACGACTGCGAGAATGACGCGACTTACGGCTTACTGTGCGGCACTCACGCAGGGATAACAGTAAACAGACACCGGGACGGCTGCGACTGCCGAGGGTGCAAGATTTCGGTTGAGCCGACGATGGCTCCCAACGAGACTGCCGGGACAGCCGCGATCCTGGGATAACAGTTAGCGGCATTTTTTCACAGACAAGAAAGGTGCTTGATACAATCTAACCACCGCATGACGCTCTTTAGCTGATGTATTGACATAGTGTTTGTGACGCACGGTCGCCTAGTCCACAATCTAGGATGGTGTGGTGGGGGATGCTGAAACTCAATGGGACAAGGGGTGGCAAGTGTCACCCCCTAACTACGAACGGAGGCTTAATGAATCCCGAATTACAAAAAGTATTAACAGAGTTGGCCGCAAAATTCGGCGTCAGCGTTGAACATTTATGGCAGGCACTTCTCTACCAAGCGAAAATTGAAGCAGCGTTTAATGGCTTAATTTTCGCTTTATGCGCTGCATATTTCATTGGCGGCGGGATATTTCTTCGCAAGTTGTATCTGCGAGATATGGAATATTCCGATGAAGTCGAAGAAGGGTGGTTGATGTGCTTATGTATTTACGTAGTTATCGGGGTTTTCGTCTTGGTATTCATGCTTATAGCGGCACATGACGTTATAACGCAGACGGCCAACCCTGAGTTTTGGGCATTGCAACAGATATTGACAAAGGGGTAAAGCATGGAAATACGAACAGATGAACCTATTTTGACGTTGGACGAGCAATTACAGGTAGCAAGTAGGGATATCCAGACAGCGGCTCAGGATTTCTTTGTGGCAGCTCAGGCACGTAACGCAGCGGCTCAGGCGCACGACTGTCTAGAGGCGCAATTATTCATGAGACATAAGTCAGAGAGACGGGACGATGGGAAACCCCGTACGGATGCAGAATGTCAAGCGATGACGATATTTGCCTTGGGGCCGATCCACGATGAATACGAGGCATCCAAGATAAACTATCAGGTGGCAGAGAAGATTCTGGCATCGTATATGGCATTACTGTCTGCACTCCAGACACGCGCCAAAATGACAACCCAAACCGATGCGGCGATAGCCAATTCACCATATTAGGAGGCTTTTATGACTGAGACAGATTTCAACAAACTCGGATGGTATCGAAACCCCAAAGTCGCAGCAGACGAGTACACTCACAGGAAAGGTCACTCGATGAAGCGGAGCAATGAGGGACGGATTACGTTCTACAAGGTCAAGAACAACAGAGTCGAGTTGATAAAACTTCGATCCACCCGGTTCGATCAGGCGTTCAAGGAAGTAGCGAGGGAGATATGAAGATCACGAAGCCGTGGGTGATCGGGATTGACCCTGGGACTAACACCGGGGTCGCGGTGTGGGATACTGAGGCGAAAGAGTTTGTCCGGCTGGAACTGATGAATTTCTGGTGTACCTATGATTTTGTCACTGGAAACTATAACCCCGACGATGTATTGCTGGTTATTGAGGATGCAAGGCTCAACAAAGTCACGTTCAGGAAAAAAGGGGAGGGGTTCTATCAGGATCGACTATCTCGGAACGTGGGGAACATCCAGAAGGAATGTGGGTTGCTGATTGCAGGTTTTGAGCGCAGGGGATATGAGATCCAGACGATTAAGCCGACTGCTCACAAGTGGGATGCCGCCACTTTCACCCGGTACACAGGCATCAAGAAGGGATATAACGAGCATATCAGGGACGCCGCCCGACTGGTGTGGGGGATGTGATGAAACTCAAGATAGACAACAAACTGTGGAATATTGCAGAAGCCGAAGCGGAAAAGCGGAAGGCGATTGCAAAAAAATACGGTATTAACCTGGACGCTGAGACGCAACACGGGTTTACCTATTCCGTTTATGAGGACATGACTCGCCGGCACGAATTTACGGTTGACTGCAAATACTGTAAAACCAAGCATAGAAAGGGGTCTTTGGTGCTGACGCAGGCTGATATGGATGAGCTGTGGACGGGTCGCGCCCCTGACTCTGCTTATGCTGCGTTTCACGGTCATCGTGACTACCGGGATCGGTATGCGACACCTGTGGATGCCGGCCCACAAAGAAAGAAAAAAAGCTATTGACAGTGAGGGGACGCTGATGTATTCTGTGCATCCGACCAAAGAAGATAGAGCAGCGTAAGAGCATAAAACCAGTTTATTCGACGCGGTAACAATCCCGCCACTTTTACGTTGCACTTCTTTGGTCGGAAGTATAACTAAAATGGCGGGATTCGTGTTTTCAGGAGGACGAAATGGTAGATGCTGACGGACTTGACGATTTGACTGACGCCCATCTGGATCGTGTACGTGATTTTTTACTGGACACCTGCAAAAACAGGATTGAACGCGAGATTGAGCTAATATTCCCCGATGCCGAGATCGTTGCGGTGGAGATGGACATGGAACCAGACACGCCGGTTACGACCCGCATTACTGTACGGGGAGTCAATCATTGTCCAAGGCTGACAGCTGATCGGATCGACTTGGTAGAAAGAATTTTCGGGCCGAACATCAAAGTAACCTGCTTTGTCACCAAAACTTTAGTCGTCAAGGCTTCGCTAGACAGGATTTTCGGGCCGGAGATCAACGTAACGGTGGCTGATGATATCCCCGTCAGTAACGGTTTTGTGCTGGTAGCGACTCCTCGCATCAAGAAGTCGGACGCCGACGATGAGTGTTGAAATTGTAAAAGGGAGGGCGACTAACCCCTCCCTTTTTGGAGGCTTCGTGACGGAATCACGATGCTTGAAACGAACAAGTTGAAGCCAGTGTAGAAGGACATCGCCCCGGTGTCAAGCGTTTAGCGAACTTTATTTTTGTAGGAGAAATTATGTCCATTGTCAGGGTTCGTCGCGGCCACTATACATCTATCTCACGATCCTTACTCCAAGATAAAAGTCTGAGTTATGAAACTCGTGGGATGCTTACATATTTACTTTCCCACTCGGATGATTGGGAGTGCCGCATACGCGATATTGAAAAAAATGGCGGGATCGGCAAATTCGCTCGACGCCGGATAATGAAAGAAGCTGAGTTGGCCGGTTACCTAACTTTCACTAAAAGTAGGGGGAAGGATGGGCGTTTTGTCTCGTCTTACATGGTATTCGACGAACCAGTAAGTGTCCAGGACAGAACGCGGTCATGGGAAATGGGAGGGGATGATCCGGACTTGGATGAACCAGACACTAATGAGCCAGATACCGACACGCCACAGGCGGATTGTCCACCCCCCGTTTTGTCGCCCCCCGTAAACCAGGGGCTTTACAGTAATAGTGATTTACATAATAGTGATTTACATAAGAGAGAGAGAGAGAGAGAGTCTCTCTCCCCCGATGACACGCCAGTAAGCATTTATCAGGAAGTCTTTGGCGAAGGCGTACCCATCTTCCAGCAAGAAGCATTAGAGGCAGCTAATATCTCTGACATGAAGCTGTGGCGTGAAGTGGTCACAGCATGGCGCACCAACGGATACAGCAAGCGGAATTTTACGGGACTAATCAATTCCTACCAGGAACGAACAAACAGACAAGCCAAAGGAACGGACTATGAAACAAAACGAAAACAAGCCGCCGAATACTGTCACAAACTTGTCACCAACCCCATTGACATCCCTTCCGAAAGAGAGTCCAGCATCGGACGAGGCAATGTTTGGAAAGGAAACCCTTCTGAGCGGCCTGACCAGTTTATTAAGCCGCGCACGTTTGCTGACGTGTTTGAGGACGCTCGACGAGCAAGAGATGGACAGCCTAGCGAGAGCGTGGTATGAGGCACTGGTGGGCGAAGTGCCGGCGAAGTATTGGAAAGCCGTGGCCTTGAACGCTGCCAGGTATCACGCCCCACACGACAAGTTCACGATAGGTCAATTCTTTGCAGCGTGGGAGCAGTTCAAAAGCGAAGGCAAGGCGAAAGGCTACGAGACGTGGAGGCTGAAATGACTAAGACTAAATTAGAGATTGCTCAAGAGTACGCCGAAAAGGGATGGGCGGTAATGCCGCTTCACACCCCTGACGCCAACCACATCTGCTCTTGCCACCACAAGGATTGCAAAAGCAACGGGAAGCATCCCCGAACGATAAACGGGTTGCAGGATGCGACAACAGACTTGGCGCAGATCCGTAAGTGGTGGGGGATGTGGCCGGAGGCGAATATCGGAGTGGCCACTGGCAGCAAGTCAGGATTTGTGGTGCTTGATGTGGATTCTTATCACGGGGGAAATGACACCATTCGGGATCTGGTACGAAAACATGGAGAGTTCCCTGAAAAGGTTTACGCAAAGACAGGGAGTGGTGGGTATCACATTCTTTTCCAGCATCCGGGATTCCATATTGCCAACACGCAGGGGAGCGTTACTAAGCCAAGCAAGCTAGGGATAGGCTTGGATTTCAGAGGGGATGGTGGATACATCGTGGCCCCTGGGAGTACCCACTACTCAGGGAACACGTATACGTGGGGTGTCCCGGTTAATGGACACCTGCCAGAGATGCCGAAGTGGTTGATCGATATGATGGCCACCCCCGCGCCGGCCACACCAGGGGTACTTGTTCACGATGGGGAGCAGTTAATCCCAGGCGACCGGCATAAGGTTTTGTTGGCGTTTGCAGGGGCAATGAGGCGCAAGGGGATTAGTACTCAGGGGATTCTAGCTTGCCTGAGAATGGAAAACGCCAACCGATGCAATCCACCGAAAGACGATGCGGAACTGGTGAATATCGCCAGCTATGTTGGCGCGAAAGATCCCGAAGACGATGTTTTGAGAGTTGAGGGTGTCGGCTACGACACAGGGGTTCCCGATGAGACGCCGGGATTGTACACGCTGGATGAGTACGAGCCTCAGCTTGACGAATACCGGAGGAATGGGTTGCCGCAAGGGATATCCCCCGGATGGAACAACCTGAGAGACTTGTACACAATACTTCCCGGATATTTGACAATGGTCACTGGCAGTCCCACGGCGGGGAAGTCTCATTTTATGAACGCATTGATGGCCAATATGATGATCCAGCATGGGTGGAAGTTTGCCGTTGCTTCCCCGGAATTTGCCCCTCCCGCATACTTTTATTCCCGGTTTATGGAGGCGTACACCGGATCACCGTTTTACCACGGGCCGACGCCTCGGATCGGTGACGAGATGTACGAAGAAGCGAAAAGGATACTGAAGTCTTCGCTTTACTTCATCGAGGCGAAAAACGGGGAGCCGCTGACCATTCCTTTTGTGATGGCAATGGCGAAACGTGCCAGAGAAGAGTATGGGATTCAAGGATTGACGATTGACCCATGGGCGAAGTTTGATCATGTGCGCCCTGACTCGATGAACGAGACTGACTATATCCGCGTCACTATCAACAAACTCCAGCATTTTCTTCAACACGAAAACTTGCATGGTTGGCTGGTCGTTCATCCGAAGATGACTTACACGCCTGGGGACATTGACGGGCCGGTAATTACACCGTATGCCCTTCCCGGTTCGGCGCACTGGTATAACTTGGCGCACAACATCATCTCCCTGTATCGTCGCAAGTCCGAACGGTCGAACAAGGTTGATATCCACGTTCAGAAGGTCAAGCCGCATTACATCGGGCAAGAAGGGGTTTGCGAGTTGTTCTACGATTCTGTTTCAGGTCAGTACTACGAATCCCAATGGAAAACGGATGGGCCGGATGACGAAGATGAGTCTGGTATCCCGCAATTTTAGGAGGCAACAGTGGAACTCAACAAGTCAGAACAAGTGATGCAAGCGACTTTCCGGCACTGCAACCGGATAGTCACAGACTGCGTGAAGGAGTTGGTAAGCCTAAACGGTGAATGCCCTGATACCTTCAGCGTATCGGGGAAAGCATGGGACGAGGCAGAGGACGCCATTGGGCAAGCCGCCCACGATAACCGCTACAATGACACCACTAATCTGTGTACCGCGTACACCGAAAGAGTCGCCAAATACTGTCAATCGTGGGTGGATAAATACCGCGCCGCCACGCTTGCCAAACCCAAATAAGGGGAGTATCCTGTGAGTGTTTAGTTTGTGTGAGTTTACATGCACTGTTCGCAGATTCATCCCTGCGGAACGCGCCCATGAACGGTAGACTAAGGTAAGAGCAAAGACTTAGCCTATCAAGTAGTGGGCCATTTTTTATTATGGGATATGTTATGACGGTCGTAGCATTGGAGCCGGCCAAATTCCTTGCGATGTTCTCCCGCCTGTCACCGGGAGACGCTGCTAATTATCTGGTTCCCTTTGACGCTGCCTGCACCGAGTTTGAGATCAATACATCGCTCCGGCTTGCCGCCTTTGCAGCTCAACTGGCGTATGAGTCGGGGGATCTGACCCTGTGGCTTGAAAATCTAAACTATTCATCGTCTCGATTACTCACAGTCTGGCCGACACGGTTTAATAGCCAGGTGGCCAGCGAGTATGCCGGCAATCCCGTCAAGATCGCCAACCGGGTTTATGCTAACCGAATGGGAAACGGAGATGAGAGTTCGGGGGATGGGTGGAGATATCGAGGTCGAGGCCCGATTCAGCTCACGGGCCGCGCCAATTACAAAGCTGCGGGAGAGGCTTTAAACTTGGATCTGGAAGACAATCCTGATCAAGTGGCCACGCCTGAAGTGGGATTAAGAGTCGCCGCCTGGTACTGGAAGGATCGAGGGTGCAATGATCTGGCCGACGCCCGTAATTTCAGGGAGATTACTAGGCGCATCAATGGCGGGATGAATGGCTACCCCGGAAGGCTGAAAAAGTACAAAGCCAACATGTCCCTACTTGGGATTGCGTAATGCGGAATTTTTGTTATTGTGGAAATGCCGGCTGTGGTCGGTATCGATATTTCGAAAGGAGAAAGAAAATGTTTCTGGATCAAATCAAGGAATTCTTGCTGACCAACTGGAAAACAACCGTTACTGGATTGGTTCTCGGTTTGGCCGGCATCGCCAAAACCTACGGGATCGTCGTTGAGGAATCAACCCTGAATTGGGTGATCGCTCACATCGTCCCTGTCGGAGTCATCGTCCTCGGCATCTTCGCCAAGGATACTTCTAAATAAGATTGGAGAATTATGAAAAGAAAACTATCAACTGCGGCAATCTCCGTAGTGGTCGCTTTCAGTTTACTCTTTACTGCCTGCGGTGATCCGGGGCGGGAATTCGTCAAAGACACTGACCGGGTAGCCGGTTATGTTGGTACGGGTTTGACGATGATCAACCGCTTGGAAGGTGACGGGTCAATCTCGACCGCTGCCGCTTTGAAAGCAACCCAGGCATTAAACCAGGTCAACATTGCCAATCGTGAACTGATTCAGGTCGCTAAATCCTACAAAGTCACCGACGCATCGGGCAATACAACTATTGTGCTGCCGGAGGAGGGATCGGCAAGGATGCTGGCAATCCTCGATACATCGACCGCTACCATCAATACTCTGATCAGTAATCCCGATTTCCTGAGCATCAATCCGAATACCAGGAAACAAATTGTGGATCTGCTCAATTCGTTGAACGCTACCCTCAAGTCGCTGATTGACCTGGTGGCAGCAGCCAAAAAGAAGTAAGGGGAATTTATGGACAACATTCTGACATGGATCAACAGCCTGGGGGTGTTTTTCCTCCAACTATACATCGAGATTCTCAAAGAGGCGAAACGCTCCGGCATGAGCATCGATGAACTCATCGACTCAGCCGAAAAGCAGTCGGCTCAAAACGAAGCAACCGCATCGGAAATGATTAACAGGTTCAAGGCGAAATTGGATGCCAATAACACCGTTGGATAATGTCATTGACGATAGGGGGTGATCCACCATCTCAGATTTGAGCGGGTAAACATCTCACTGCGCGGTGCAACCATCAACAGACACGCGCACGGTTTATCCGCTCAATCCCTGTATGAGTGGGATAAGGGGTGCAAGGACGGTGAAAATGTCAATCCTCACTGAGTTTTCTGTTCTACGCTCACTGGAAAATGTCATCGCCGGCGTTAGCGGCTTGCTGATCGGGTGGCTTTTTTCGTCATTTTTCAAAATCAGCCGGACAGAATTCAAAGAGTATATTCTGGAAGTTAACCACAAACTAGATGCTATCTCCCAGGCACTTGCGACTAAGGCGGATCGAGAAGAATTAAAGGATGCCATCGCCATATTGCGCGACGACATCCGCGAGGCTAAGTTTCGTCAATCTCGCCAGCCGTAACCGCTTTTACACGGCGGGGTTTTCGCTTTGCTCTTGCTTTCGCCAGGTTCTCATTGCACTTCTGGCGGAATTCGGGATCTTCTTTCATTTTTTGCAGCTTGTCCCGCCCCTTAGCCAGATTTACTTTGGCTTTCTCCACCTTCTCCGGTGATATTTTTGGTGCGATTCGTCGCAGATGCGCCAATCTTTCATCTTCTCTGGCTTTCATCGCCAAGTAGGAGTCTCGCAGGTTGATAACCCTGTCAAACTCATCGGAATATATCCTGATGTAGTTATCATCTTCTCCTACGTTTCTGACTCTGACTGCCAGAACCAAGTCGTCCAAGAATTCCATCATTTCAGCGTGTTGCTGTGGTGTTATGGTTTTCATTTTTATTCTCCGTAATCATCTACGATACGCTGGCAGAGTTTTATAAGATTTTCCTTTGCTTTTGCTTCTTCTTCGCTCAAATCAGCCATTTTATCGTCATCGCCCATAGCATCGTAGCAATCGCGTAAGTCGTCCAAAGTGTTTGAAAATCTGCAATATGACATGTTCATTTCATTCTCCTTTTTAAGTGTACGTGTTTTTACCGTTCCATCCCCTTGCAATCCTCAGCCGGCACTCCCGATGAAAGCGGTCGCCAGTAACTCGCATCCTCAAACAGCGGGAATCCTAACCATGAATCATATCGCCAGCCTTGATTGGTGAGAACGCCACCACACAACCGCTGGTAAACACCGCCCGTATTATTGCGGCTCCATACCCAAGCATCAGGCGGGTGCTTGTCCTCAACATGAATCCAGCCACGCTTTTCAACTGCTGCGTTTCGGTACATTTTCTTGGCCATGTCATTCCCCCTTTGCTATAAGTTTCGCCGCTTTTTCCAGCGACTTGCGCCTGAATTGTGCCATGTATTCAGGATAAGCAGCCGCAAGCGCGTCCATTTTGTCCAATGCTTGCAATGACGTGATTGAATTGTCTTCGTCCGGCGTAACCCATATGTTTGCGTAGGTTTCCAATTCGGCCACAAATTCCTCATAGGTTTTCATTGTCGTTCCCCCTTTTATATGCTGCGAATGTTCGGGCATATCTTAAATCGCCTTCGGTAAGCGGCCCGACTGCCAGCATCGCCTGTTGCCACGCTTCCCACTCGTCACCATTTGTTGCACCACAAAGCGGATTTACAGGGAAACGGAAATCAACGTCACTGCTACAATCTTGGAATTGAATTGAGCCACCAAACAGGCTCACCAGTTTCAATCCGACCGCACACCAGAAAGGTGTTGAGGGTGGCAACAAACCACGCCCCCCATCTTCCCATTCGAAGTGATACAAGACATAATGGGAATCACCAGTATCAACCCCTTCCCGCCAAGTAATCTTGGCGCATTCGGGGACACTGCTAGGTGATACTCTTATTCCGTGGACTTCCACATATCCACTTCCCCCATGGTTAAACTTTCGATAGACTGCGGGTAATCCCGCCGCGATGCCGATAACTTTGGCGACATTGTTTATTCTTGCATTGTCCGGTAATTGTATTCTTACATTAACGCTCATGATTGCCTCCTTAAGATTGCGGGTTGATCTGCTTGCACTCCGCAACCAGATTCCAGAAGTCGTCTGAATCGTCCATTGTGCCGAGCGTTCGCACAAAGCTGAATTTCGCGTTCGGGAACGAAGTAAACTGATCCGCTTCGTTGTCGTAAAGCCTTAGCAATTTGCCGTCTTCGTTCACTTCCTGCAAGCCGTATTCTTTGCAGGGTTTACCGTCGCGTGTCGTGAATTTGATTAAATCGAGTCGTGCCATGATTGCCTCCTGTGCAGGCCGTGGCCTGCGGGTTTGTGGGGGGGAGTTAGGTTAGCTGTCTAGTAATAATATCTCTTCGTCGGTCAGGTCAGGGCCGACCGGCAACGTGTCCATGTCGCCTTGCGTCGGACAGGAATACTCACCTGTTTCGCTGTTATGCACGATGCAGATGCTCGCGTCTTTGCTGTATCTGATTGTCTCCATATCTGCCTCCTCGTAGTGCAGGCCGTGGCCTGCGGGGTTGTGGGGTGTGGGTTAGTTGCAAAGTGTCCCTGTTTTAGCTTCCAATGTGGTGCTGTACAATTCCCACGCCTCAGCGTCCAAGTCGCTGCTTGCTTTCAGTTTGGCGCGGAATGACAATTTGCGCCTGTCTTCTTGCCACGCAACCGCATCCCAATCGGTTTTGCTGGAATCTAAGGGTTCGTCAAATTCGTCAACGAATGCCTGCGCTGCTGCTACTGCCAATCTTTTGATTTCCATTTTTTGGTTGTTGTTTAATTTCATATCTGCCTCCTGTTCATCGGCGGCCCCATTGCCGCTTCGATGTCTGTATCTTACTCTCAATCGCTGTCTGTGTCAACAAAATAATTCACTCTGCTTGTATTATTTTCGGTTTTGTGCTATAAATTCAATTCGTTCATAGTTTTAAAGCTGACCTCTGATTCTCAAAAGGGAATCGGTTTAGGAAGCACCTGAAGCCATCGAACCATTTACAGCGTAGCTTTGCCTTATGGGTACACCTCGGAGCCAGCGCAAATATCGCCGTTTATTGTCTGATCCTTCCATATGCTTAATCATTGATGGAAGTTACATCTATAAAACTCATCGTAATTGGTTCAAGGAACTGTGTAATCTACCCTGTTTTATTCAAACATCCCCCAGGATTGCAAAAATCAATCCTGATTACGTGGTGATTATCCGAGATGGGAGCTTTCACGCTTTCAAGCGAAGCGAATTCGCCCACTCTTCCCCCTCAATTTACACCAATTCTCAAGTCATCGAGAAATGGTACATTTACGATAATTCAACCCGTTCCTGCTCCCCTCTGGAAAGAGAGAGAGAATCCGCTTTACAGTATGGACTATTCGCCATCATCGAACTGATCTAATATGTCAATTTCCCTAATCCCTGAAAACCCGATTGATCAAATACCGGATCGCGCTGTCACCCAGGCATCCGCTTTGCTTGCACTTGAATATGGTGAGCGCAGCTCAGGAATTATCTATCCTGAAGCGTATGCCGCTAAATCTGCCGGGGTATCAACTGATGCGGTGCGCGATTGGTCGAGGGGGAAAAAGATTCACCCGCGAACCGCTGAAGCTAAAGAGATGTTGCGAGAATCGATTCTCGAAAAGGCAAAGAATCTCCAACATATGCTTTTTGATCGGGCAACCCAAGCATTAGAAAATGAGAATGTCTCATTCCGTGATCTGATCGGTGGTATTAAAATCGTAACCGATGTGACTCAGCTTCTATCTGGTGAAGCGACTTCTAGGGTGGAAAGCGTCAGTCATGTTCGCTCCGTTGTAATCCAGGGTTACACTCATGCGCTTCAACTCGTGCAATCCGAACACGGATGCACCGAAGAAGAAGCTGTCAAATATCTGGAAGAGAACAAACCGCATCTGGTTAAACTTCTCAAAGAAGCAACCGCCGATGATGTCGCGGCTTAATTTATCAACGAACCGGACGCAACCGAACAAAATAAACGAATTCGTAATCATTTGACAATTTACAATATGATTGTAAATCGCGTCGCGTGTTTGTGTGTTCAGGGGTCATGTCTTCAACTTCAATGCCGTCAAAGTCGCGTCCCGATTCAATATCCATTTCCTGTTCAATGAACGATACAAACTCATGTTCGGGTATGTCGGGGTTATCCGTTCCGATGAATACCAAATCCTTTTGATAGTTACTGGTCAGTAAATTTCCTCTCATGTCATCCTCCTCCTGTGATTGTTAGAACGGCCAGATCCATGCAAGCAGGTTAAATAAAATACCCCTGCTCACCTTTGGGATAGGCTCAGACTGCCGGCCAGTTTCCAGCGCGTCACCGTGTAGCCATTGCTCACGGATTGCCTGGTTGCGGGACAATGCCGCTTTGCGCTTCTCTGCGTCGTTCAATTTTGCTTGCCACTTGGTCATGCTGCCTCCTCAACCGGATAATATTTTGATGTAAGCGTCACCGTTTCCACTTTTCCGGCCCATTGTGGGGGAAGTATAACCGCTGCTATTTCCTGATATTTCTCAGCGCACTTTTGACAATCGTGAGCGCATCGATACTGCTTCGGCACTTCCAATCTGATCCACAACAGATAAACCGCCTCATATCGTGGGATATCCTGAAAAGCTGCTAACTCTGGCCAGTTTGCAATCTGCGCTTTGCTTGCGGGTTTCAGCCTGATAACTGCTCCCGATGTTGTGCCGTGTCTGTCATAGGAATGATGATAAGACATTATGGTTTTGGAATCTTCCAGGGGCGACCACGCTTCAAAGTGTTCAATCGATTGCCATCCTAGACCCTGCGTTAATTGTGCAGCTTCGGAGTAAAGATTCTTCCCGACTGCCACGAGTTCATATCTTTCACCGTCTATCTTTGCGGTTCGTGTTGGTCGGTGGCCATCTGAGGTTCGCAGACAACCGTGATTCTTCCCGCCACAGGAACACTTGCAAACATCTTCTTTAGCGTACCAGCAAGCCTCCCCGCATGTGATGTCACTGAAAATTGAAAAGATATTCATGCTGCCTCCTGTGATTCTGCCGCCAGGGTTTCAATCTCTGCCTGTGCAACCGTTTCAACTGTCACGTTCGGGGAGAATGTTCCAGCAACCCATTTATTGATATGCTTGGTAGTAGTCATTGACCATTTCGTAGCCGTGCGCTTGATCCCCTCGCCGGGAATGAATACCGCAACCGCTGTTTTATAGCTGAATAGAACAATCCGGCCATCATTGAATTCTACCGTGTTCATGTTTGCCCCATAAGGTGTCAATTTCATAATGCCTCCGTTGATTTAATGATCTGATTTGTTAAACGGCGGGAAAGACTTCTTCCCGTTTAATCCGCCGGCAGAATACGCGAACCGGATAAATACAGTTTTGGCGATAAGTTACCGCTTCGCCATATGCACATGCCCTTGTCGCGCTCCAGGTTTCATCTTGCCAGCCTCCGCCATAGTCGATTTGAAGTACCCACACGGGAACATACTTTGTCTTTTTTGCTTCCTGCTTTGCCCATGTGGTTTCTTCCAGCTTGGCGATGCGCTTGTCTCTTTCTTCTCTGGTTTCTTTGATCATATAGCCTCCGTTGTCCGTTTCAATTTGGGTTGATTGTCAATCCGTTTCGTTATGCTTGCATCTTACTCTCAATCAATGGTTGTGTCAAGCGGATAATTGCTGGAATTATTGATCCAGTTTAAGTGTCACCTTGTGCGTCAGCTTCGTCAATGTGTAGCGAATGATTCCAGGCATCACTTTGTTACCGTCATCTGGAAAGCACACGCTAACCCGCAGTGTCAAACTCTTACACTCGCCAACTTCACCAACTACTACGCAAGCGGATTCAATATCGCTGATAAAGTGGGTATTACTCGCTGTCACCATTCGAATATTACCGAGTATCCGATACGGCCAGAATTTATGCACTCCTGCCACTGTCAAAGAATGGAGAATGAACTCTTCAGGTAGCAGGTGGAACGGATTCCCGTTTTTAATAGCTCGTTTCATGATTGCCTCCTATAGTACCAAATAAGACATGTTTGGGATTTGCTGCTCACAATCAAGTTCATCAATCTGTGCTTCAAAGTCAGGATACTCTTCCACCAGCTCACTGATTGATGATTTTGCTTCCATGCTTTCCTTGTCATCCGGCCAGTGACTAGTGATAATCTTCACTAGCCGGTAATATTCTTTCTTGAATTCGTTAAAAGTCATCATTGCCTCCTGTGTTTAGCTGAAACTAAAAGAACCGTCTTGCCTGTTATTCTCGGCGAATAGAATCACCCCTTGCCTATCAGCATAGTCAATACGCACATATCCGTATGCCTTGCCGTCCAGCATCTCCAAGAGTTCCGGCAAGTAAACATCAACCTGCCCATAGAACGTATTGTCTCCGCGATTCTGGAGCTTTGGTGCATTCTCTTCCGATTGCAGGTGCGGGATTAAATCTCGTCCCCATTTTACGAAACCTAGAATTGTCATGATTGCCTCCTGTGTTGATTATACCAGCCTTGTCAATTGTCAAGACTGGACATTGCGTTAAACAAATGCTTAAACTCTTAATCACTTGTTTAAGCTGCGTGTTATCTGCGTCTGCGCCGTGACCATCGCCCCATTGCTCACCGTGTTTGGCCAGTAGGTGCAAAACCAGTAAATCGCACTAGCTACCAGGATGATGCCGATCAGTTTAGTCATGGCTTGCCTCCTGTAGATTAAAACGGCAATCTTCGCCCGTCTTTGAACGCTGCCCAGTTGCCGCAGCTTACCGTATGCTTGCCATTGTCGGCGCACCCTAACGTCGGCAGGATATCGGCGTATTGCGAAGTATTGAAATTGTGTCGGTCGTGTTGCAGAAATGCCAGCTTGACAGCCTCAACTGGATCATTGGTGTCATACGTGATTATTTCCGATGTGCAAAGATTCATTACGTCTATCATATTGCCTCCTGTTAGTCTTCCGCATATGCGGACTCGATACGCTGTGAGCAGTCATCACAGTATAAATTCGCGTCTTCCCAGTTCACGCCACAGGCTACTACATCAGCACAATAGCCTGTTTTGTTTGCACACTCTGGACAAAGGACATTGTTTTTTTCATCCAAGTAATAGAGAGGGTATCCGCCCGGCCAGGCCCATGCTGGCAGTTTTCCATTGTTATCTTTGCGGATTGCATCGATTGTGTATGTCATGTTGCCTCCTGTTAGCAGATATCCAAGTAGCTGCGGTTAGACATTGATGACGCCCACTGACGATCATAAACGAGCTGAAGCAATGCCTTGATTTCATATATACGCTCCTGTGCTGCCTCTGCGATGGCCTCATCGTCGGAGAATACATCTTGCCTGCACTTGCGTAGTTCGTTTTCCAGCGTCTTAATTTCCTCTTTAGTCATATTGCCTCCTGTTAGCGTTCGCGTCTGAATTCTGCGACCAGTTGACCGTCAAATTCAATATAGACTGAGGAGTCATCCCCGTCGGTTGATATGTTGTCAAGGTTTAGCGTAGGGAACACTGCCAGCAATGCCTTGTCTACGTCAGCGTCTGTCATGCCTCCCTCTACTTGTACTGTATGGTTGACAGCTGTCCAGTCACCGGAGATTGGATCAATAAGGTGAAGTCTGAATCGGTTCATGTTGCCTCCTGTTAGTCTGTTTCGCCTGCGTGATTGCCTGCGATGAGTGCAATATACTCTCACTCGCTGTCCGTGTCAACAACTATTTTACGAATTGAATTAACGCCCGCTGGCTGGCTGGCCGGTAGGCTAACACGCTGCGCTCGCTGTACTTAGCAGGGCAGGCAGGCTACACGCTGCGGCAGGGCAGGCAGGGACGGCAGGCGGGGACGCTCGCCACCAGCCTGCTACGCGCTGCGGCAGGGTACACGCTGTGCACCACTACCCCGTACCCCACAGACCCATACCTGGCATCGCGGGAAAGTAGGGGGTCACCCCTTTAAATCGCCCTCACATTTACACCTTGACAAATGGTACGGGTGGGGGGGGGTGGGGGGTGGTAGTAGATGGGGTAGGGTGGGTGTAGAAGCAACCTGGGTTAAAAAAAGATGTAGTTTACCCTTGGTAGGGGTGGGGGGTGTAAAAAGTAAGGAATCCCTTTGGAAAAAATACGGCTCCAAAATTTTCGACTTGACATTTGAGAAGTCAAGGGAAATCTGGTAGGATGAGGGGTATGGGAGAGTATGTTTTGCACTTGGGGGACAATGTAGGGGTGTTGCGGTCGTTATTGGATAGTTCGGTGGATGCGGTAGTGACTGACCCGCCTTATGGGTTTAGTTTCATGGGGAAGAAGTGGGATTACGATGTCCCAAGCGTGGAATTATGGGAAGAGTGTTTGCGGGTATTGAAGCCTGGGGGGCATTTGTTGGCGTTTGCGGGGACGCGAACGCAGCACAGGATGGCGGTGCGGATTGAAGATGCGGGTTTTGAGATAAGGGACATGTTGGCTTGGGTGTACGGTAGCGGCTTCCCCAAGTCGTTGGACGTGAGTAAGGCGATAGACAAGATGGCGGGGGCCGAGCGGGAAGTGATTGGTAGCTATAAAGCGACGGGAACGGCGCGAACACTGACTGGCGGGAACTATGGCGGCGGCGGGAATAATCAGATTGAGCGCGAGCATATTTACCAAACCGCCCCCGCGACTCCTGCCGCGAAGGAATGGGCCGGTTGGGGTACTGCGTTAAAGCCTGCACTTGAGCCGATCACGTTGGCGCGGAAGCCATTGAGTGAAGGTACGGTGGCAGCGAACGTACTGGCGTGGGGTACGGGCGGGATCAATGTGGATGGGTGTCGAATAGCCACAGACGAAAGCACGGAACGGCCTAGTGGCGTCAATGTTGGTGTGTTTGGAGCGGATAATAGGCATGGAATGATCCGTGGTGGCACATCTGGCCGCTGGCCCGCAAACTTCGTCCACGATGGGAGCGATGAGGTTGTGGGGATGTTTCCTGTGACGACGAGCGGGAGTGGCGATAAGGGCAACAAAACGATAGCAGCGCAAGGTTATGGCTCCAATATCTCTACATTCTCACATTCTTATCTTGGCGACACCGGCTCGGCGGCCCGATTCTTTTACTGCGCGAAGGCGAGCAGGAGTGAGCGTGAAGCGGGTTGCGAGGGGCTGGAGGAGCGGGAGAAGAAGACGTTAAACGACTACGTGTTGCCATCTGAGGGACGCACGGCTCCTAAATGCGGCTCACCCGCTCGCAACGCTCACCCAACTGTCAAACCCATCGCCCTGATGCGCTGGTTGTGCCGACTTGTGACGCCGTCTGATGGGGTAATCCTTGACCCATTCATGGGGAGCGGGACAACGGGCGCAGCGGCAATGCTGGAAGGCTTCAACTTTATCGGGATTGAGCGCGAGCCTGAATACATCGAGATAGCACAGCGCAGAATCGCGCATTGGAAAGACGAAGCAGGCGAAACGAACGACAACAGACAACCGGAGTTATTCTAATGGAATCAGGATCGACACAGATCATGCAGGCGTGGGATGCGAATCTTGGAGAGGGGCAGAGGCGCATCTATTTGGACTATTGGGACTACATAGACGAGGCTGCGCGGATTCGCCAGAACATGCACGTGCAGATGGGGCAAAAAGGTCGTTCGATGAAAGACGATTTACGAGCGAACAAGATGGGGTTGGCGGGAGAATTTGAGTTTGCGTGGCGGTTTAATAGTCAAGTGGACATGACACTGCGACCGTTTGGGGATGGTGGAGTGGATTTTACGATAAACGGGTATACAATAGACGTGAAAACGGCGGAGAAGCCGTGGTATCTGTTATATTTGGAAGAGAAGTTGCCGGTGGTGGCGGATATTTACGTGTTGGCTGGCTGTAACCTGGAAGATAAGCGAACCTGGTTGATAGGATGGGCGTGGGGAGAGGATCTGGAGCGAGGGGAAGTGAAGGAATTCCTTCCGGGGTATCGCAACCGGGCAATTCACCACAGCAAGTTGAGAAGTTTGGACAGCTTGCGAGAAATACTGGATGTGCAATAAATGCGAAGCCTAATTATTACAGTTTTTGTCATATTGATGAGCGTGGCTGGATTCGGTCAGGTAACAAGTGTCCGGCATGAGTATCTGGACAGCCTGCCGTCGAGGGGAGCCGCCGCGATTATCGAGGGGGAAAACTTCACGGATGGCTGGTCGGATCAGGCGGCGGATATTTTGATGTTACCTGAGAATATCCGGGGCGTCACGGTTACGATTGACGGGGTGGCGTGTAAACTCAGGGGTGTGTCGCCTACACGAATCACGTTTGTTGTGGCGTATGACGCCCCGGTGATTCAGCCGGTAAGACTGAAGTGGAATCGATTGGAAGTCAGGAATTCGGGTACGGGGGTGGTGTGGCCATATCGGATGTATCTCAATGATACGTCGCCGTGGTTGATCAAGATGGTGGACGGTTATCCTGCCGGCTTGACGATGAACGGAAACGGATTTGCGATGATCGTAAACGGGGTCATCCCCGCATCTGGTGGCGCACGGGTAATGATGTGGGGGACAGGGGTATATTCGAACCTTCGCCCTGAGTGGCAGTTGTATTATATAATCCTGCTTGATGAAGATTACAATTTCTATGAGATTCCGGGTGTGAGCCTGAGTCGCGGGACAATGGTATACGGATGGGATAATGTCATATTTGACATATCGTCGGAATTGGGAGCGATGCTTGCGGGAAAGAGTCTTGATTTGATATTGCAGACTCCCTCGGCATTTTCTCCAAGTGTCAAGGTCACTATAAAATGAATATTATCAAGGTTGGGATCAACGCATACGGTGGTGGAGCATCCTTGCAGGGATGCGTTAATGATATCTTGGATTTCGAGGAAAAGAGTAAGTTGATGCTTGCGCCGCCGACTGTCACCTATCGACTTTTCGACAAGGATGCGACAGGGAAGAATATCCGTAAAGTGTTTGATGAGGCAGTCAAAGCATCAATGTTCAGTACAAAGGATGCGAGACGTTCCCCTTCGACGGTCATCTTCCAGTATTCGGGGCATGGGACATACATCAAAGATAAGAACAAAGACGAAAAGAGTGGGATTGACGGTGCAATCGTTCCAGTAGATTACTCAAAGAATGGAGTAATTTTAGACGATGAGATTGGACGATTCGCAGACAGGTTGAAGCCGGCCAAGTTGATCATCCTACTGGATTCGTGTTTCGCGGGACAGGCGCAGAGGTTTGGGTTCATCCCCAACGGCGTCAAGCGAATGATGGGGTTCTCTACTCCCCGGTTCCTGAGAGTCAAAGGGACACCGGCCAATACGACCTTGGCTAATTATGATGCGACAAAATTTCTGGACATTAACTCCGAAACGAGCGTCCTTGTTGCTACATCGCGTCCTGATGAGACTTCGGCGGATGCGTTCATCGGGAGCAAATACAGAGGGGCCGGGACGTATTCTCTGATGCTGGCGTGGCTGGCATTGGGGAAGAGTGCAGATTATCTGCAAGTGCAGGAATGGGCGAATAACTGGTTGCGAGCGAATGGTTACGCGCAACGAATAATGTTAGGCGGGACAATCGCAAACCTCAAACTTCCGTTTATGACATAATATGACTGAATACGATGAGTTTCTAAAAACGCTACACAGGGCGGCAGTGGAAGATTTTAAATCTTACTTGCAGTCCATAGGCAAGATTGAGAAACGGGAGTACCCGCAAATAGCTATCAACCTTCCGTCTTTCCACGATGTTATGCTCAGAGCGGCAAAGATGGAAGCCGAAATATTTGATATTCTTACTTGCAGGCTATGGGAAGATGGCAGGCCGAAAAATGTTGACGAAAAACAGGTATAAATACCTGACGGATGCTGATTTAGAGCAGATTAAAATGTTTAAAGAAGGGTTGGAAGGATTGCGTCATCCGATGAGCAAAGAGCATTATTTCTTAAACATTGAACAATCCACGCTCCAACATATGATTCAAGAATTAGAGTCGGTCACAACAGACTTTAAACAATGGGTCGCGTCCGAGGGAAAGCCAGAAAGTACCGATAAATCAGCCGAAGATGGTGGCTAACTTCCGGCTGGTAGGGAGGCAGCTTAATGTCACTGCTCGCCTCCCAGATTAACTTTTAGGTTAATTGTTGTATACAGAAATGAAAATACGCGAACATACAGATCATGGATGGAAATGCGGTTGTCCAGGTGATACTTATCAAGAGAAGATTGATTACCTGGAAAGTGAAGGCAAGCCAGAGGAAGCCGCTCGGCTCAAGCGATGGATGCAGCGCATGATCAACCTGATATTGTTTGTTGATGTTTCATATCAGCATAAAGATTTACCATCATGGGTAATCCGTAAATCCACCGATAAAAACACTGATGGCTCTTAATTTAGACGCATTACTGGACGAGATTACCGCTGGCATTGAGGATGTCACGCGCAATAAGACGGCGACTGAACTGGAATTGGCCGGATGGGAAACGTGGTGGAGAACAATCTTTGGCGATGACCTGGTGGACGCCTTTGCCCCGCATCACAGAGAAGCGGTCATCTGGCACTGGAACAGTCGGATGCAGCAACTCGCCGGCATTAAACCCAAGAACGACGCCTATTTTGCACCGTGGAGTCGCGGTCATCTTAAATCAACTTTGGCGCGACGTATTGCCGTTGCGGATGCCTGCCTCAGCAAGAAAGGCTATTGTCTCTATGTCGGTGGAACCGACGACAAGGTAAAGGGACACGCCCTGTCAATGGAAAGCCTGATTGCGTCAGAATCGATTCGCAAGTACTACCCTACCCTTGCGCGTGTTCGTAAGAGTTCACAAGGATCTAGCAAAGGATGGACGCAGAAGTTTATCTACACTGACCAAGGCTACATCTTCCACTTTGTTTCACTTGATAAGGGGGTCGCTGGTGCGAATATTGACAATATACGTCCCACTCTTATTGTACCGGACGATATCGATGATCGTCAGGATTCTCCAGCAGTAGCGCAAAAGCGATTTGAAGTCTTAACTACGGAAGTTTTACCGACAAAGCAGGAAGGGACACTCTTCTTCTTTGCTCAGAACGTCATCAATCGCTATTCGGTGATGTACCGGGCGTTGAAACAGACAGCTCGCATCCTGACAAATCGTTTCCCCACTCAACCCATCCCTGCCATTGAGAACCTCGTCACAGAGGAACGCACAGTGAAGGGAATGGTCAAGGATATAGTCGTCTCCGGCACTCCCACCTGGCATAAGTACGGGTTGGAAAGAGCGCAGGAAGATATCGATGTATTCGGGTTGGATGCGTTTTTGGCAGAGTGTCAACACGAAGTTGACCAGAACAAACAGGGGTTGATCCTCCCTGAGTGGAACGAAAAGGTTCACATTATCTCTTGGTCGCAGTTTCAGTCAGTTTTCGGGGTAAGACACATTCCGCATCATTGGCGAAAGTATGTCGGACACGATTGGGGGTCAATTCACCCCTGCGTCATGTCTTACGTGGCGACATCTTCGGCCAATGCGGTGCTACCACACATTCATTTCACATGGGGCATCACTACATTCAAGCAGAACACTATGCCGGATGAGACGGCATTGGCGTTGATCAACCGATTGATGCCGATGATAGACACTTCTATCCTTGAGACACAGACAAAAGACACTGCCACGCGAGCAATCCGCGCAGAAGTTGAGAGATGGCTACAGACAGAAGGGGCTAATTACGACACCTGGCATATGTCACACGAAGCGCGTACCGTCAGGGATCACTACAATATTACCTACGGCATCCCCTTTGCTCCCTGTAATCCGAAAGCAGCAGGCGGTGTCGAGCAGATGCGCCACTTCCTGAGACCCGATTACTCTCAGCCGAACCCCTTTAAACCGGGGGAGAATGGCTTGGCCGGCTGGTATTTCATCGTCGATGACGATCAGGTGGAAGAAGCAAGGGATGATCGAGGTTTGAAACTACTCCGGGAGCAATTCCCTCAGTGGTCGTGGCGCAACGTAGGGTTGACCGAGACTGGATTGCAGGCAGATAAGCCGATGAAAGTGTTCGATGACATTGGCAACTCACTAATGATGCTGTTTTCTCATTTTTCTCTCGGTCCGACACCTTATACAGCCGAGGAAAAACAGGAAATGGCACTCTCCAAGGGGTTAAGACGCGAAGATATCGAGAAAATGGCCCCTCAACAAGCTGATTACGCACTCATTCTCCGCGAATGGGAACTTAAACAGCAACAAAAAAACAATAAACTCGGAAATAACCACTGGTCGGGTGAGATTTTAGATACTGGTGACAATTTCCGCGCTTACTGGAAGGAATAAATGGGACATCCGGTTAAAATACAAAGCGAATACGACGATTTTTTACGAACTATCAAATTATGGACGCGATATTCACAATTTGGCGAAGACAGCATCCTCGACGCCATCTTTAATGTCATCGGAAGGGAAAATAAGTGGTGTTTAGAGGTTGGAGCCGCAGATGGGTTGTGGTTTTCAAACACCCGATACCTGATTGAGCAGGGATGGGATGCTATTGAAATCGAAGCGAACGATGAAGAGTATCAAAAACTGGTACTCCGATATCAAGGCAACGAAAAGGTACGATGCTGGAACTACAAAATCGGGGTCAAACCGGGTAAAGAGCCTATCCTTGATGAAATACTGGAAGCGAGTAAGGCTCCCATTGATATCGACCTTGTAGTGATCGACGTGGACGGTCAGGATTATTACATCCTGAATTCCCTGCTGGAATATCAACCCAGGGTGATCATGGTTGAATATGATTACGACATCGACCCCATGTTCATCCCCGAATGCGGTGGAACGGGACAAGCCGGCAGGTACGCCACTCAATATGTGGCCAAAGCCAGAGGCTATGAGGTCATTTGTGCGACTCAGACGAATCTCATCTGCGTCAGGAAAGACTTGGCGAGACTCTTATTGAATGAAGGTTTGGCAGATGAGTCGGGGTCTGATTCTGAACACTCAGGCATCAGCGCAGTGGTGGCGATGAGTACGCCGCGCCTCGGCTTCCTGTCAAATAGTGACTGTATTATTAGCGCGGTGTCTCAATTCTCTCCGCATCTTCAGATATTCCGGGGAGAAGGGGTCTGGTGGCATCAATCACTGACTCGCGCCATTGAGAGAGGTTTGAAAGAATTTCCCACGGCGCGATACGTAGTCACGATTGACTACGATTCACTCTTTACTTATGACCAGATGGCCCGACTTCTTGTGCAAATGCATGACAATCCCGACGTGGATGTGCTGGTCGCAATGCAGCAAAAACGTGAAGGTGGAGAAATTCTGGCGCAGTCCCACGGAGAAGTCGTTATCACCGATGAGAAGGTTCCGATTAAGTGGGGACACTTCGGATTGACCGCTTTTAAACGGGATGTCTTTGACAGAATCAAGAAGCCGTGGTTTTGGGAGCAACCAGATCCGAATGGTGGATGGGAAGAGGGAAGGATCGATGCTGACATTGGATTCTGGAAGAATTGCGAAGAAAGTGGTATAAGGGTATTCTTATCAACGGATGTCGTGATTGGGCATTTGGAGTATGTAGCCACATACCCCAATCTGAATCTTCAACCCACTTACGTTCATCTCAATGACTGGCGAGCCGGGAGACGACCCGCTGACATATTCAACCGATTCGCACTTGCTGAGGCGGCAGCGCAACAGCAACTAACTATGAAGACGGATTAAAGCCGTCCTCAGCCAACAGGAGAAACAATGGCACTTAATATCGAAGACAGACAGCATGTCAAGCGGTTACTTTCAACCTTCAATGCGGGAAACACTCAAAGTCTGATTCTGGCCGCGACCATCAGCGGTGCAAACACCTTTGCCACTTTCAAATCAAGAGTTCAGGCAAACATTGATGCCGCAAACAGCAGTTCAAGGCAGTTCGGGAACATGTTTTTGATCCCGGCACTTAATCAGGCAAACGCTCTGAGTATTCTGACCGACACAAACCTGAACAGCAAAACTACGGTGGCGCAGGTGCAGGCTCTCTACACAGCGCAGGACACCGATTTGCCGCTTGGACTCACGGGCAACAACCTGGCGTAAGGATCGATGCTCTATACTCGCGCATATGTCCGATTGCTGAGTGACACCATATCCGAACTTCGTGCAAGGAACGAGCGGCTTGAGGTCGAACGCTCCGAATTGCTTAACAGGCTGTTGGAGCGAAGAAACATTGAGCCGCTACGTGAATCTACCGATGAACAGACAGCACAGGCGCGTAGTCCCATCCAGATTATTTCACCGTCATCTTCCATGCTACCGGAAATGGAAGATGCGGTGAAAAATTCGTGGATCAGGGAAGAGATGGCTTACATTCAGCAGATTGAAGGTGTCGAGAATGAAGATGTTGCGGAGAGCCTTGCAAATGACAGATATGTTCAATATTTTAGAGTGATAAAATAAGTGGAAAACCAAGACGGGTTATACATACCACAACCAGATGCGCCTAATTTCGCGCCTGTTGAACCTCTGCTTCAGCGATATATAGATGAGCAAGGGGAGCCTCAAAAACCGTTTACCGAGTGGTTCAAAACTAAGAAAGTCGAATTAGAAAAGAACCATGAGGCTGAATGGAAGGAGCTGCATCTTGTATGGGAGATGATTGACAAGTTCATTGAGGGTAAGCAACTACTGAGGCGAAAACATAGAGCATTTGGATGGGATGTGATCCCAATGCCGGATTCGACCGCATCCCGAATTCGTGAACAAAACAAACTTGGTTTCTATTCCCACGTCTTGATGTCAAAGTGGGTAGCATCCCGCACTACCATTTCAGCTATCCCCGGTGATGATAGCGATGAAGCAGTGGGAGCCGCCCGTGCAGCTCAACTTCTTTGGGATGCGATTGAACCCCGGATATTCACGGAATGGTTTAGACAGACAGAAGCGTTATCTGGTCAGGTACATGGAACTTATGCCAGATATTTTTGGTACGATTCGGAGGGTGAACCAGATGAATACGGTGAACGACCAGTCACTTCCCATGTCCCCTTCAAAGCTGGCGCAGACATGGCAGAATGCCTCGATTGCGGCAATGTCGGAGAAGCGTCACAATATGGAGTTGGTGGGATACCACAAGAAAATGCTCCCATCCCTGTATCTGCTCCCCTCTCAAACCCTGATCCTGCTATGGCAGAAGGTGGAGGGGAAATGGACAGTCAAGCCGGAAATCAGGGACGACTACTACCTTCTCCTGAACAACCGATCTGCCCGACCTGTGGATCACCCAACGTCAATGTAAGTCAGGCTCCTGAGTCTCAAATTGAGGTGGTGACAGGGAAAGAACAGGTCAAACTCGGATGCTTGCGCGGGATTCCCGTTCCATACAGCCAGTTGCGCCACGAAATATCCCTCTCTCTGGAAAAGTCTCCTTGGGCGAGATGGTCACGCCGGGTCAGAGTCGAAGAAGTAAAGGCGAAGTTTCCGGGACTGAAGATTCCCCCACCGAATTCTCGCGGGAAAGATACGGGACTGGAATACGAAGAGAGAATGCGGCGGTCAACTGCTGCCAATACCGGGATGTCAACGGATATTGCAAATTCAAAGCATTACGTTGATTTTTCGCAGTGGTGGTTTACCCCAATAATGTATGCGGATTATACCTTCCCCACAGATATGGCCACGGTACAGGGTGAAACGATCCCTGCCGGCACGAAAGCCATAGAAATGTTCCCCGATGGGATGTACGTTGCGTGGTGTGAAGGTATTGATACCCCGCTGATGCTTTCAAACGAAAAGCACACCGATCATTTCGTCACCGCTCCTTATCATATCAGGCTGTTTACCGGGTTAGGCTATGGCATCAATGACGCGGTAGAAATGCAGCGTCAATGGAATATCACCCTTAGTCTTGTCTTTGAACAGATTAGAAGCGCATCCCTTCCCGGTTGGCTCTATGATAAAGACGCAATCGGGTCGGATGATGTCAAACTATTAGGACAGCCGCAGAATAACGTCCCGGTTTCACTACGCAATCGTGCGGAAGGAACGCGCATTCAGGAACTTGTCCACCAAATGCCTCCGGGTCAGATCCCCGCCCATATCCCCTGGTATATCGAGAAATTAGATTCCAATATGCAGACATCAATGGGCGCACTCGTCAATGAGGGCGTACCTGGGATGGATTCCAAGACGGCAACGGGCGCACAGTTGATGGCATCGGCGTCTGCGCAGCATAACGCTCCTGAGTTTGCGCTAAAGGGAGATGCGGATGTCAAATCGGCATATCTTCTGTTCGCTCTGGCGCAGAAATACTTTGTTGACGAGCGATACTTCCCTCTTACCGGCAAACGTGGGAAACAGGATGGTATCTGGCTATCAGCGTCGGATTTAAGTGCGGGAAAGGTCAGATTCGAGGCGGTCAAGGATTCGTGGCTCCCATCGTCCAAGTTGGAGAAACAGGAAGCCACTCAGAAACTTCTCTTGATGTTTGGCGGTGTTCAAGGGTTACTTATGGCGCAACAGTCCATGCCTGATTTCGTGGCGGATGTTGCCGCAGCATTTAACGTGGACATCGAAGGTGACATATTTGAGCCGACATCGATTCTTTGCCGGCAGAGAGTCGATCAGATTAAGATGATGGCTCCACAGTTTGCCCAACTAGCCGCGCAGATGCAGATAATGAGTCAGATTGTCCCGCAGGTTGACCCGATGACGGGGATGCCTGTAGACCCGATGGAGATGATCGGGCAACAGATGGTTGCAGCATTGCGACCGGAAGTGATCATTGAGGAACCGGGGCATATGCTTTCGGTTAAGTGGCTCAGAGACTTGATTCTTGACGATGAGATGAAAGAAGCCGATCCCCTGACTCGCGCTGGTGTCCGAGCGTTGATCCACACGCACCTTCAGATGGCGGCACAGGAACAGATGATAATGAACCAGTTTGCATTGGCCACTCAGCCGCAACCGGAAATGCAGGCGGATGGCGAACCGGGGGCGGGTCAGAAAGCGGTCGGCCCACAACAGAATGCCCAGGCATCAAAGACTCCATCAGATTCCAACCGTGATTCCGCTCGCGCCAACATGAAGATGCAGGGTGAAGGTAGTGGTGGGGCATTGGCAAAACGTCCATATCCCGGTAAGAACGCTTCACAGATTCCAGCAGGGAGCGCATAGGAGAACAATGTTTAAATCAGAAAAGAACCGCAAAGGCTTTTTTGCCGCAATGAAAGATAAGGAAGATCAGCCAGACGATGACATTTCAATGGCCGATGATGCCAAAGAAAAGGCAACTTCACGCAAAGGGTCGCGCATCGAGAAACCTCACGCTGGACGGAAAGCGAAGCCGCTTCCCCAAGTAGGCGTCAAGAAACTCAAGAAGTCGATAAAGCCTCTTTCCTTCAAAGGCAAGAAGGATATCAAGGAGTAGCAGCAATGCCGGCGACATCTAAAGCACAATTCCGATTTATGCAAGGGGTAGCGCACGGATCGATCCACGCTTCCGGACTTACATCTGCCAAAGCTGCTGAATATGTCGAGGGTCAGTCACCAAAAAGCCTCCCTGAAAAGGCGTCCAAGCCGAAAATGGGCAAGGTGAAAGGGCGAAAAGCTAAACCGTTACCAGCGAGAAAGAAATGAGTGAACATCGCTTTTTACAAGTCTTGACGATTGTCTATCAAGGTTTAAACTTGATTGCAAAAGGAATTAAGAAGATAATCGACGAGATAAAAGATGAAATGACGAAAGAGGATAAGTAGGACAAAAGATTTGACGTGTGTACACCCATTGTACGCACAAGCAGTTTACTAAATCGGTCGTGACCCGTTGCTGATGCGACAGTTCACGGCAAACCGTAAGTAACCCGCTGTTTTTCGGTGAATGCTCAGGCATCCATCGAGGGACAGCGGGTTTTTGTTTTTTAGGAGAATTTTGTGAGTGAATTTACTGCGCCTGAAATCGCTCCGGCAACAGGAACGACACCGACTGCGACTCCAGCAGAGGTGACACCTTCGGCAAGTGTAAGTGATGCGGTTGTCAGTCAACCTAATGCTGACGTTAGCAGTGTTCAAGAATCCGCGCCAGTGGACGGTTCGCAGCCGTCGCCTCAGGAATTTGAATTCCCTGATGAGCAATCCTTCCAGTCTCTCTCTGGACAGGAGCAGAAAAGCAATTGGCAGCGTCTTCGTGAACAGTATCAGGAGACAAAAAACCAACTGGCTGAACTTCAGCCATTGGCAGAGCAAAAACCCATTTTCGAGCAAATGCAAGAGATGGGCGGATGGGAAACACTCCAGCAGAAAGCGGCAACGCTTGATCAGTTGTTCGCGCCGGAGATTGATCCCAATACGCAGGCTCCCGTCATTGACCCGGAAACAGGGTTGCCCCGGTACACTGCGCGGCCATTCGTTGAATCATTGGCCGATCAGTCACCGAATACCCTGGCAGAAGTCTTGTGGCATGGCTTTGATATGCCACTCAATGATGAAGAAACGCTTGGTCACTGGTTCCTGAGAGAAAGGTTGGGTCTCGACCCGGCACTTTTGGAAACATACCAGCAGATACAGTCTCCACAAGATGCGGCAAAGTATGTCGCACAGGCGAGCGGATTTGACCCGCAGGAATTCGATATTATCGCGCCTCAGTATCACGAAGTCTATAAAACTCTATCACCCGAACTTCGCGCAGAAGTGCAGGCGATGAGTGAAACAGCGCGTGAGCAATACCTGGCGCGGGAACAATCGATGCTGAAGTTGGAGAAATTCCAACAGGAGCAGGCGGCTTTTCAGGAACAACAGAAAGCCGCAGCTCAGGCAGAATTCCAGCAAAAAGTCCATGCCTACGGTGAGCAGATCATCGGAGAGCGTAGGAACGCGTCACTGGCCGCCGCCACTCAGCTTTTGCAAGATAAAGCTAACTTCTTTCCCGACGCTGATTCAAATCAGATGGTTTGGAATGAAGCGATTCAACATTCCATCAGCAGAGTCGAGGCTGACCCCACGATGGCAAGCAAACTCACAGGTTGCGATAGTGCCTATCGTCTTGCTGCATATTACGAAATGCAGCGGGATACGTGGAAAGCAGCGCAAGCTCGTACCGAGGCTGAAAAACTGGCAAACCAGATTGACCTTAAATTCCGAAATTATCTAACAGAGAGAATCGGAGCCTGGTCAAAACTGGTTGGCACAGCAAGGAATGGTCATCAGCAAATGGTCAACAACGCAAACGCACGGCCAGAGATAGGAGTCAGTGGCTCGCAAGCCGCTGGACAGTCCACTCCCTTAACGCAGGGTGTCTCGCCAGCCAACCAGCGATTCGGCATTACGCCTGATCGCGTGGCGCAACTGGCGGCACAGCTTCAAGCTAACAGGATGGGACGATAATGATTTCTCTCTCTGTGTCACTTATTCAGCCTAAAGGAGAAACAATATGGCACAGTTGAACGTACCGACAATCGCTCCGGTATTGAATCAGGTTGTGTCTGACCTTCAGACGCAGTTTGAGAATCAGACTACAATCTACAACGCAATTGCCAAGCGCGGCAAAAAGGATTTCGTCAACGGCAAAGGTGAACGTATCCCGTCCTACCTGCGCCGTCCAACCGGCATCACTGCCGGCGTTGAAGGCTTCAGCTTCAATTCACCCGGACTTCCGACATGGGATGATATGTATGTATATCCCGCTCGCGTGGCACTCCCGTATCAGCTTTCTGGTACAACCATTCGCAACTTCAACGCAGGTTCCGAGTACAGTCAGATTCAGGGTATGAGCGAATATCTCGCTCGCATCGCTGATGCACTGACCAAGGATCTTGAACGCAACATGTTCGGTGACGGGTCGGGTCTCAGAGCGCAGTGTACATCTGCATCCACTTTGACCATCACCTTCACGTCAACCGCCGCCTCAGCCTACGGATCAACCAAGGGTGCGGTGTGGGTCGAGTTGGGTGAGACTTACGATGTCATCACATCGACGGGAACCGTTCGCGGTCAATTCCGTCCGTCATCCAAGACATCGACCACGGCAACCGGAACTTTCACCGGATTCGTGGATTCCGACATCGCCTCAACCGACTTCATCGTTCCGGCGAATGGCTATCTCAACTTCCCGCGTGGACTCGCTTTCATCGTCAACAACGATACTGGCGTTTTCCAGCTTCTCTCACGTAATACCTATTCAGAGTTGAAGGCGAACGTGGTGGATCTAGCGGGAGCCGCTGTCACCGTCAGCGATTTCCATACGGCGGTTGCGTTGCTGGAAATCCGTGGAGACACCATGGACGGAGCCAAGAGCAATCTCAACGCATGGACTTCGGTGGCTTTCGAGAATGCGCTGCTTCGCCTGGGTCAGAACCTCAAGAGGTTTGTCGGCACTGACAGCAAGTTCGACGGTTCATTCCAGAGTTTCGGCTTTGGAAACGTGGTCATCAGCAAAGCGGTGGATTGTGACGAGGATCGTTGCTATATCACCAATACGCCTGACCTGTTTGTTCTGGAAGAGAAGCCTTTCGGCGTCTACTCCGAGGACGGACTGGACATCAGGATGTCAATGGGAACCAACGGCGTCGGATCAGATAGCTTCGTTGGCGCGATGGGTGTTCATTATCAGCTTGGCGCATATCAGCCGCGCAAGCACACTCTCATCAAACGCGCATCGACCACGGGCCTGCCGACTCAGGTTGCAGCGTACTAACCGGATTAGGGGGGAGACAGCCGATCCCCCCGAAACCTAAAAGGAGAAAAAGATATGGCATCAGTCGCCACAAGCAACATCGTCAATATCACTCGGACGGTGGTAAACAACAAAGGAACCGCGCTCAATATTGGCGGGTGTCCGGTTGAAGTATTCCGCATTGCATCGGGACAGGCTCCCGCTGATACTGCGGTCATCGTTCCGTCAACTTTCACCAACGTCCGTACCGTGTGGGGGCCAGTCCAGCACAATCTGTCTGGAACCGGCGCATCACAGGTCACGGTCACTATTGCGGGAAATGGAACCACGGCCACGGTCGGCGCAATCGACGTGTACCTGTTCGGGCCACTTCCGGTTTCGTAAGGATTTGTCCTCCAGTTCCTCAAGCTAAGGGGAGTAGACGGCTATTCCCCATTTTTCTAAGGAGAACATATGGCAACACAAGCAGGAGTTTTTGTCAGTTCAGCCGGCAGTCCCATACCCTTCGGGTCAGGTAGCATTGAGCAGTGGCGTGTGGCAGCAGGCGCATCGACTGGCGATACCGTAGCGATCACCCCCAAGTTTGGAGCGGGGAGCGCAATCGTTTATGGCGTAATGGGGCCATGCAGTCACAACCTCAGCACCACTCCGGCAACCAATGTCACTTGCACCCTTCAGGGTGGAACGGCGACCTTGGCGGCGGTGGATATTTGGGTGTATCTCTGGCCACATAGATAATCAATCAACCAAGGGGGATATACCTTGTATATACCAGAAACCAGTTCCCCGCATTTTTTCGACAAGGTTCCTGATGAAAATTATGAATCTCCGTGGAATGATGCGCGTATTGCCGCCTTTCAAAAGAAAATCGACAAAATAGCTGGACTAGCTTCTAATGGAAAGTCGAATGTGCGCTTGATTTGGCCGGCACACCCGGATGAATCTATCTCTATGCACGTAGTAAATGGAGAGAAACGCGCACGGTATCGGCTTTACACGCAAGTCTATCAATGTGAGGGTGAAACCCCGGCTGGCGTGAAATTCGTTCATGACATAGATGTGGACATTACGCTTCCACGCTTTGTACTGGAAGAATATCACGAACCAAGCGAAGAGGAGTTTAACCCCTCGACCGTGGACACTCGCGGTCAGGGGTTTTACACTCATCTGACTACGGTTGCTCACCATCCCGAATGCTGTAATGGGACAGGGGCGACCAAAGATGGTGAGTTATGCCTTGGACTGTATCGAGAACCGAACGAATCTGACCTGGACGACTTGAAGCGGATGCTGCGTGAGCGGGATGCGCTGGTTCGGGCGCATCGTCCGGGAGAGAAATTTTCAGAAGCCGAAGCGATACAAGTTGCCAAGGAGCATCGGTATAATATGGAACAGATGGAACAGGAACGCCGGACAACTTATTATCAGGCGTTGATGGATTCCTTCAAGACACACGGGCATCGAATGTTCACTGACGACCCTTCGGTGCTTAAACACGGTAAGTATCATTTCATGCCAGCGGCCAAGAAAATTGTGACCACTGACAAGGAGACTTAATGGTAGGACAAGCGGCATTTGATGTAGCAAGTAAGATGATTCCCGCAACGCCGGTAGATGTTGTGGAGGATCGGCGCGAAAGGTATTTCTTTTATCCCGGAGATGAACCGGGGTTGCCTGCACCGGGGGGAATCAGCGTCCAATCGCTATCGATTCCAAACAAGCTGATTCGTCGGTGCGAGGTCACTCCCTGTCTGACGGTTCAGGTTCCGGCGCGGATGCAGGAAATCCCCGATGGCTCCCGGATTCGCGGGACAGAAGAGTATTCGCGTGGAATTGCAAAATATTGGCTGTATTCAGGTTCGGAATGCTCAAATCTGCTTGAGCAGTACGGTAACATGCTGGATGCCGCCCATAATTGGGGATTGGTCGAATTGGATGTATTGCGAGGCATGCCAGTCGGTGAAGTTGCCAAGCTGCATGTCACAGAGACGTTTTTTCCCGAATATCCCCGTATCCCCGAAACCAACGCAGATGTGATGCGTCAAATCAACGCGGCACTGGATAGAATTCGTGTCACGGATACTCCCGCACGAACACTCTTATTGGCCATCGGTCAGAAAATGCTTGATGCGGTGGAAGCCGCGCACCGGCATATGACTGACGTGATTGCGGCGACCAACATTGCTGTGACATTGCCATCGACCGAGCCGGGGTATAAGCGCAACTTTGATGAACGGGATCGCCTATTTTCATTGCGTACAGGCATCCCCCTGGCAATCAATTCCCTGCGTGAACAGGTAGCCGAAAAAGTGCCAGCCGGCATTGACCCAAACACGGTAGCGACTATCGTGGCGGCGACTGTTGCCGCGATCAATCAGAATAACGCTATGCAGACGGCTCCGGCTCCTGCGCCTCAGCCACCCCCATCCCCCACGGAACCACCTGTCAGTTCGGATGTGGTGGTAGTGGATGATGTGGAAGTGGATGAGGGAATATCAACTACTCGTACACGCCGTAAACGGTAAAGGAAGCGTCCTCAGCCATGCCTACAATAGTAGAAAATCTCGCACAGGTCAGAGCATTGCTTGATGAGCCAACGGAGCAACAGCCATCGGACAGAATACTGTTTGAAATCCTGGGAAACCAGGTTCAACATCACCTGAACCAACTCCAAAACTCATCGGCAGCGTGGTCGGTGCGGGAATGGACGATCAATACGACTGCCGGCCAAGAGGATTATCTTGTGACCGCGCCGGACTTTGGCAAGCCATTTCTCTGCTATTTTGACGACCCCTCCAATACTTATCGACCAAGGGTAGAAATACCTTTCAGCACATTGCAGAACGTCAACATGTTCTACAACGGGCCGAAACAGGTTTACAATACGACGCAAAATGTCCCGATGGTCAGTACCGTGACTTTTTATGCCACGGACTATGCGTGGTATATGCGATTTACCCCGATACCAGGGGGCGCAACCACTTATAAAGTCTGGTACGAAACACTGACGCATACGCCGCAGTCGTTGGGTGACACCTTTGGACTGTCACCTTTTCACCACTTGGTGCGAACGCAAACCGCGCTTAACGCTTTGCCTTATTGTAAATGGGGAGAGATTCGCATTGATGCGGAAAAGCCTCATTTGCAGAAGGCGTGGCAATTAAAGACACAGGCAATGGCAGCGTCTCTGACTCATCAGGAAGTCCAGTTTCAGCGTCAATTCGACACTTATATTGCTGAATTGATGGAAGCCGGCACTGAACGCCGAATGGGATTTGGCGATGGCGCACTGGATGATGTCGGATTCAATATTGGAATGTTTGGGCCAAATCAATTTTGACGATTAAAGGAGAGCCATGATAAACAAAGCAGTTGTTCCCTTGGTAACGGATAGGGTTTCAGGGATCACAGATGCAACCGTTACCGTTCCAATGAATAGCAGCCTCGGCGGCGGCACAGTCTTTGCGGGATTGCAAGACTATGATTCGCTGATATTCCTGATCAACGTCACTGCGGCTGGCACTGCCACCGGAACGGTGAATATTTACATTCAGGATAGTTGGGACGGAGGGACAACGTGGGACGATATGGTTTCATCGGCGCAGTTGACCCTTGGAACGACTACCGGAACACAGAGATTTGTCATCCAGGGACGCATTGCTACGACGATTACCCAGGCAAGCGCAGTATCAGTTGCAGCGTTGAGCGCAGGAACGGTGCGAGGTGGCCCGTTTGGTGATCGTGTTCGTATCAGGGAGAAAGTCGCCGGCACTTCGGGTTCGCCTGCCGGAGCGACCTATACCATCACAATGATTCCTTGCCGATCAGAGAATAACTAGCCATGTCTATCTCGTACAGATTTGCCATTAGGGAGATTGCCAAAAGGGTGAATGCCATCACGGGGGCAACTGCCTCCGCCATGGCCACCAACTACACGGCATCTCCCTTGACGACAACGGAAGTTGACGATCCTGTGTACAATCTGGACTTGATCAAAGATGTAGTCATAGACGTGGAAAGCCGGATTGTTCAAGAGATTGCGTCTGCGGTCGATCCAAATACGGGCATCGGCAATCACTACTGGCGCAACACGCTGGAAACATTTACGGGGGTCACTTACCACGGCGAGACATTTCCACAGACAGCGAGCAACAATAAGCCTATAGTGGGCGTTCCGGGTATTTGCTATGTTGGCAGTGTCATGTCACCGGCAACCGCTCCACAGATCATCATGACCCCGGCCAGTCCAGAGCGAATCAGTCAGTATCTTCTTAATACGGGCATTTACACGAATCAGCCGTATCTCTACTGCATTCACGGGGCAACCGTGATGAGTACCTTGGGCAATATTAGTACAGGATCACCCGTACAGTTCAAGGTAGTGTGGTATGACCGGAGCCAAGCTGCGGCGGTCATCACTAACAATGGGGTAATGTACGTGCCTGAACCATTGCTTGATTGCGTGGTAGCGGGGGGAGTTCAGGCGTTACTGATCGAAGATGAATATCAGGCGACGGTGGCGTATTACCGTGACTACTACAATAAATGCTTGCAATTGCTACGGCAGGGCGCGACTTCAATGCCTGGGATGCCGATAGCGGGAGCAATGACAAAACAATGACACTCGCTGAAATCATCAGATCCGCACTGGACACCGCCATAGCCGGGACAGACCCCGATACCAACGTTATCCAGAAGTTGCGGCAGGAAGCCGAAGTACTGGCCGAGCAAGCCATTCACCACTTGGCCACGGATGTAGCGGCAGATCCCGAACGTAGGGGATTGTTGGAACGTGCGACATCGATCACTCTGACAAGCGGAGTCGGTTCCCTCGAAAGTGTCAGCGCAAATTACGATATTTTGACCGAGTATCTATCAGAGGGCGCAGTTGTAGACGCCGATACCGGGGCAAGCAATGGGGTGGGCAACGTACTGGTCAGAATCAAGAATTACGCCGACTTCCTTAAACCGTTGCCAACTGTATTCGGTTATTACTGCATCTCGACCGGAAACCAGATTTATACCAAGCAGGTTGCATCCGGCTCAACGACTGACACCATCGGCCCCTTAACTGTAACCGCGCCAGTGGTTCCCACTTTGGCCGGCATTGCGACGTATTTGCCGCATACGCTGGAAGATGAAATGATTAAGTATCTGGCACTAAGAATTCGCGGATACATGGACAATGTGATCCCTAACGCTATCAAATGAAAAAGAACCGGATATCGTGGACACCAAGCGGAGGCTATCGCCCGAATTCCCCTTACAGTGGGGATGACCCGCGTTATATTTTTCGCGGGTTGAACCAGATCGTCACGGGAAATGGGGATGTCCTGTTCACGCAGTCATGGAAGGGGTACGAGGACATCTCAGAAACCGTGGCGGCTACGACTCTGACCGGGACAGCCGCTATTACTAATGGGGTGGCGACTGTCACCGGGACTAGCACGGTTTTTCTTCAAGAGTTGATTGTAGGGTCAGCTATTTTGATCAACAATCAGTTATACCAGGTTCGGAATATTGCATCCAATACTTCGATGACAGTTTCCCCCGCGCCGGCAGCATCCGGTTCGGGATACGCAATTAAGATCCCCCATATTCTAATGGACGTGGATATTTCTCGCGTGTCTTTGGCGCGTGGTTCAGTCCAACGATTTCCACAAGGCACACTTTTAGCGGTAGGACAAGGTGTCGTCAAAGTGAATGGGGCGGGATTGACCGCTCCCGGCTTGACTGCCACAAAGCGCCTTCAAATAGCAATGTACAACCCAGGAACGGGAGCATATTCCTACACTAAGTTAGGGATGCTTACACCTACGCTGACAACGGTGGCGGCAACTGGCAGCGGTACAAAGAATATGCAAGCAGGAGTCTATTCTGTTCGCATCGTTCCTGTCCGGCTTTCCACTGGCGGATACAACAACCCTTCGAACAAAGTAGAGGTCACGCTTGCCACCGGAGATAAAATCCGCATTACTTTTCCCGCGATGGATACCACGGGTGGACAGGATGCATGGGATATTTATGGAAGTTTGTTTAGCGGTTCAGGAATTCAGGGGCCGTGGTATTTCATAGAGAGGATCACTACGGCGTCGGTGTCGGCGGCGGGAGGGTCAACCTACGATGTTGAGTACACTGATGCGGAAATTGCTGGAAGTACTTTGCTGTCTTTTAACAATGATGCACCACCTGACGCGGCTTTTGTCGCGTCACTCCAAGGCTACCCGATTCTTTTGAGTTGTAATGGCCCCGGACGGAAACTTGATGGTACAGTGATCCGTACAAGCGGAAATGCGACGGTAGCGGGAACATCCACAACCTTTTTGACGGACATTCAGCGTGGCCAGATCGTCTATATCAACAATGACTATTATGAAGTTATTGCGATTGCGTCGGATACGTCAATGACGGTCAGTCCGACGCCTAACGCTACAGACGGCGCGGGAGTGGTGATCAGGCTTGGGGATACGGCTCCCGGCCCCGTTATTCGTCCATCCAAGCCAAACAATCCTGATGCTTACCCGGCTGAACTACGCGTGGCTGTTTCTCCGCCCGAAAATATTATCGGATACGTGGAAGGTAATGGCCGGCTGTTTTGCATGACGGAAAATCGATTGCATATGGTGACACTCAGCGGCAACCAGGTGTCACCGATCACGACCCGTCCCTTCTGGCGGGCCGGATTCAGAAATCCGCAAGGCTTGGTATTCGTCAATGGCCGGTTGTATGGCTATACATCCTACGGGCCGACTCGCTCCATTGCGGATGGGGATGAAGGCTCGATGGAGTTCACATGGGCGGCAGATGTCGCTAACGAATTCCAGAATTTCACGCCGGAGAGGGTTAGCGTAGGATACGATCCTGTCAATGAGGCGGTTTGCTATTTCCACAGCAACGATAGCGTCAATGGAAGCGGCTATTACACGACCAAAGTGTTGATGTATATGCTGCGTTACGATGTCTGGTCAACTCCGATAGTAATTGAATCGACAAGTGCCAATATGACAGTTTCGGGTGTGGCCACGGTTTCGGGGCAGCTTTACTTCATTGCTAATGAGAAAATATACAAATGGCACAGTGGAACCAGTCAGGTAACGGGATACATTGCCACTCCCTTTGTGGATTTGGGGCAGGACGGGTTAGACAAGACGATCAGGAGCATTGCTTTGACGGGGTATTCGACATCGAGCATGGCGGCGGGAGTGTGGGCGGCTCAGGTGCAAGAGTCTGTTCCAATAGTTGATATTCAGAATGGCACAAACTCTGATAGTGGATCACTCACCTTTGCTATGTCTACAGCCGGAGCGGATACCCAACCAGTCAGGCAAACCGAGGTTAAACGCATTTTTGTCCCTCGCGCACGACTATTTTCCGTCCGATGCTCACTGGCATCCACCAACCCTAACTTGGCGAGACTTGATGAAATTTTACTGGATTATACCAGCAGGAGTAATCGCTACTAAAAACTAAAGGGGGAGCGCGGGCGGCTCCCCCTTTTGACCACAGGAGGCGTGGTCATTTGTGGTTCTTACCTGAATAGGCAGTGGTAGAATACGACTGGAATGGTAGAATGTCAAGAGGAAAGTTATGGGAAGTGAATATGATTTTGACGTATCCAATGACCCTGAGTTTATCTTGGCGCAGGGTCAGGCGGGACAGGCGAACCAGGCTATCCTGATTGGCGCGGCGGTAACGGGAGCCATTCAGTCAATCAATGGACTGCTTGGCCCCAATCTTACGTTCACCGGATCAAATGTCACCGTGAGTCCCGGTGGCTCGGTCATTACCCTGTCCATTGCTCAGGCAATCTCTACCGGGTCGTCGCCGCAATTCACGGGGTTGACCATTACAGGCACAGCCGGCATTGCTACTTTGACTTTGACGAATGCGCTTGGCGTAGCTTATGGGGGAACGGGCGCGACATCGGCAAGTGGAGCGCGAACCAATCTTGGCATTGATGCCATTGCCACCAAAAAGAGCAATCTGGCGGCAGCAGTCGCCCCAGGTGTCACGGATGACGCGGCGGCTGGTTATGCGGTCGGTTCAATCTGGTGCGATACTACAGCGGATGACGCTTATATTTGTCTTGACTCGACCAACGGTGCAGCAGTATGGAAAAAGATGACGCCATAACATATCGCCGACTTGACCCTGAGAAAGACGTTATCTGGTACGTTTTGGCGTACAGATGGACGCAGGATCGGCCACGATTGTTTCCACATACGGGGGGATTTGATCTTCTGGTTGTCTACCTTGACCGCGCAAAAAAGAATTCACAGGTGGACGTGGCGGTGTTTGAGGGTGAGAAGATGATCACTCTCATTACGATACAGAAAGAATCTAATGGTGGGTATCTATTTCACGTCACGTCGCCAAAAGGATCAGATCCCGTTAAAATAACGGCGGCTACCTACGAGATAGGATGGGATTTATTTGATAAAATGGATGCGGCATTTATTTATACGATGGTTCCGACCTTTAATGGCCATGTTCATAAAGGGAGCAAGATGCTGGCCGAAAGTTGCGGATTGACGCTTTGCGGAGAGCCTGAAGTTGAGATAGATGGTCGCTGGCATTATTCGTGGCAACCGTACTCGCTAACAAGAGCAGATTGGACGAAATATCATGGGAAAACCGAAAACACAGCAATTGCCGTTTGAGCAAAAACAGGAATACGGGTTCATGGAGAAGCCTCAAACTGCCGACTATCAGGCGTTTAAAGGTTTCACCCCGATGGCCGATCCAACAACGCAATATCGCTTTGGCGCGGCCAAGCGGGATCTGATGCAAACGTATCAGAATCCGATGGGTGCGTTCACCACCCCTGAGATGCGGGAGCAGATGACTCGATCAGGATTGGGCGAGTTGGGACAGCAAGAAGGACAGGCGTACCGCGAGCAGGCGTATGACCAGAATCGGTTGAAGATGGCGCAACTTGAATCCTTGATGAACTACTCATCCCCTCAGATGGTCAACACCAAAACATCAGGATTTAACAGCCAACCCAAACAAGGGAGTGGCTTGTGGGGAAGCCTTATCCAAGGAGCCGCCACCGTAGGAGCCGCTTTTATCTGATGAACGCTTGTATTGCATTTGTATTGCACATTTTCTACTGGTTGGCAATCAGTGACCATCTTGCCACATCCCACCAGCAGAATTATAATCTGGAAGCGACGGAAAAGTTTCCGCGAATAGCCATCCTTTGCTACCATCTAATATGGATGACGTGGATAATTGAAAAAATCACTTGGGGAGTACATCAGCCGAACTTCCTACAGGTGGCATTAGGGGTGATATTCTTTTTACCGGGGATGTCATTGGTGGCATGGGCGATGAGATCCAATCCCTACTTTATGCCAAATCTGGCATACCCGCAGCGCATCGTAAGATCCGGTGCATATAAATTCTCTCGGCATCCGGGATATATTGGCTTCGTCCTTATGTCTGGCTCCCTGTCTCTGATTCTTGGTCATAGTACGGGCGTGTTTCCCTTATTAGCTTATTGGGTGATGCTTGGAATCCGAGCCAAGCAGGAGAATCAATTACTTTATGAATAATATGAAAAGACTTCTTGGAATCCTGGCACTCATCTTTGTATTCGCATCGTCGGCATACGCAACCGATGTGACCGTAGGTGCAAGCACCATCCCCAATTTTAATCCGTCCAACGCGGGAAGCGACCGGACGCTGACGGTGACTGTCAATAATGGTAGCAATATTGTCTCCTGTTCGGCGTGTATGCCGTCAAATACTGTGGGGTTATCCGGGTTCAGGGTCAATATCAACGGTAGCCAGTATGTAGTTCAGTCAGTCAGTACACAGTCTTTATTTGTTCTGACGACCCTTTACAGTGGAGCCGGTGGTTCCACGTCAATGACGCTCTACAAGTACGTCCTGTTCCGTATTTACGCAGACAGAGCGTTCCAGCCAAAGAATAAGACGTACATTGTCCAGCCTGGGGTTCCCGGTTCAAGCTCATGGTACAAGCAGGTTGGCGCATCGATTATCAGCGATGGGGCCACATCGTCACTCTACTTGTCTGAAATGATTCTGGATGCGACTACGGATGCGGTGAGTCCAACCAATCAGGCAAAATATACTGCCGCCTTTTATCGGACAGATAACTCTCTTGTCCAATATTATAACTGCTTTGAACAGTTCGCTTTACCCGCTACGACGCCGACAACGTGGACGGCAATTTGTACATATAACTCCCCTACGGCGATTGTTCCCCCGAATCGTGATTCCTATACCAAGAGTGAAATAGACAATCGATTCGCTTCTTGTTCGTCGGGACAACTGTATTATTTTGCGTCGTCTGGAAACGTGGTTTCCTGTCTGACCCTTGGAACAAATCTTTCAATTACGAGCGGGGTTCTTAACGCTACGGGCGGTGGTGGTGGCGGCGGCTCCAATATCAGGCAAGCCTATAACGCCAAGGTTGACTATAGCGCGGTAGGTAATGGAGTCGCCAACGATACGACTCCATTACAGAATTGCATCAATGCCGCGCAAGCAGGTGGATTCGAATGCTATCTCCCCGGTGGGACATATCTGGTCACAGGTTTAACGATAACAGGTTCCACAATGCTTGTGGGTGACGGTGTAGGGAAAACCATTATCTATAGCACCACAAATGCCGATATCCTGAACGTGAGCGCATCCGCTTTTCGAGGTGCGACCATTCAGGATATGACCATTCGGGGGTTAATCACAGCCGGCAGTTCACAGAATGCGCTCAAAATAGACGATGGAAGTTACGTGTTCGGCGTTCAGGTTCGAAATGTAACGATTGAAAATGCAGGCAACTACGGGTTGTACGTGGGGAATGTTTACAGTTCTCAGTTTGAGAACATGTTTATAACCAACTGTGTCAATTATCCGTTGCTCTATGCCGCGCCAGCGATGCCGTCAAATACCTTCGTTAATATCTACATCGGAGATGTCCGGGCAACCGCTCCAACGGGTTTTCGTATTAAGCAGGGCGATTTCAACTGTATATCCTGTAATGGTATTAATAACGTGGTAGCAAGCAGCCGGATTGCCGCAGTCGGGCGCAAGAATGGTGTAGATGGGGATGTGGTCAATTCCGGAGCTGTCTTTGATTGCACAAGTTGTAATTTTGAATCATGGGTGTCTAATGGCATCTTGTCTTATTCCAGTTCACTTATCAATGTTCGTGGCCGGTCAAGGTTTGCGGTAGATGCGAGTGGAGTTGGAACCGGCAAGCCTATTCAGTTTGATCTGGCAGGCGATGGCTCAGATTTCTACGCACAGCAGATTGCGAGAGGCGTCATTGAGGATAGTGTCTCGATTGATCAAGCATTAGCAAATTACGCCAACTCGCAGGCTGTCCATGCCAACGGTTTCGCGCCTATCGAGACGCAAGGGGTTGGCCCTTCAATCGCAAACAGCGTCCCGCTTTCGACTTATTGGGATTCATCTACATCACTGATTGCTCGCTTGTCGCGCAAAGATGGACAGGCTCCAGTAGTGAGCATTACCGCATCTGCGACATATACTAATCCAGGTGTTCGTTATATTGAGGCAAACTGTCCGACCGCTTGCACGATCACCCTGCCATGGCCGGGATGGTACCAGGTGGGCCAAAGCGTGATGATTAAGGACATTTCCGGCGCAGCGGCAGCTAATAACATCACAATCACGGCGGGGAGCGGTGGAACGGTCAATGGATCAACTTACGCGATAGCGACAAATGGCGGATCTGTCATCCTGATGCCGAACAACACAACGCTTGATTGGCGCGTGGTATCGATTGGTATCACATCGGGGCCAGTCACAGGGTCAGGAACCGCTCCACGCCTTGCAACGTGGTCAGCGGCTACGACTCTTTCAAGCACATCGGGACTGGAATATGACAGCGGCAATTCCGCAGTTAAATCACCGGGGCGATTTTGGGGCGCGAATAACACATCGGGTTCGCCAACTTTCTCGTTTACCAATGACAATGGAACGGGGATGTATCTAGCAGGGGCGACTACCGATTTAGGTTTCGCTCTGAACGGAAGTGCAATTTTCACCCTGAACTCTACGGCATCAACGCTGCTTTCGACGCTCAATCCTGACGTAAGCAATACGCGGGATTTAGGTGCGGCATCTACAAGGTGGCGCAGTGGCTACTTCCAGACTTCGGCTATCCTGGGAGCGGGGAGTACTACATCTGGCGTCTTGACGTTCAATAACTCTACAAACGCCAACACCTTCACCCTGCAACCGGGAGTGACAGGCGCAAATCTGACCTATACGCTTCCTACGGCTTACTCGACGGGTACGCAGTGTCTAGCCGATAATGGATCGGGTACGCTTTCGTGGACGGCTTGCTCTGGTGGTAGTAGTAGTCCCGGTGGATCAAACACACAGGTACAGTTCAACGACTCCGGCAACTTCAACGGCGACTCCGGCTTAACCTACAATAAGACAACCAATGTCCTGTCTACAGATCACGCGATTATCACGCAGTCGGACACCACTATTGTTCCGTTGATCGTCAAAGCGGTGGCGGCATCGACCGCCGAGTTGCTGCAAATTAAGGATTCAGCCGGCAATGTCCGGGGCGGGTACGCCACATCCGGCGCGGGTTTCTATCGCGGATTCTCGTCGGCTCCGACTGCGGCATTAGCTAATGACGGCAAACTTTTTTACGACATTACAGGCGGCGTGACGAATCAGCAGTTGGTTTTGTCCAAGAATACCGGCCAGTACAATCCGATAGTCGTCGCAAATCAGGCATCCTACACGGCCAACAAGATCCCGCTCTGGTCGTCAACTTCGTGGGAACTTGAAAATTCGATGATGACGCAAGGCTCAGGCGCAGTGTCTTTGACCATCGCTCCCACGGCGTCAAGCTCCGGTTCGCCTACGATATTCACGCTGACGGGGCCAGCGCATACCGCTTTAGCGGCTGACACCGAAGCAACGGACGTTAATCTTAATCTGAATCGAAACGTCCAGTTTACGGCGGGTGGCGGCGCGTTCTCGCTACAAAGGGCGATGCGCTTCCAGTCTCCGACTTACCGGGCAACCGGGGCAGAGACGATCAGTAACGCAACGCTGCTCTATCTGGACACGCCTAAAGCCGGAACGAACATGACGCTGACGGCCAGTTACGCCCTTGGCATTGCTCCTTCGGCGGTGGGTCATCATGGGTTGTATTTCGACTTCCAGACAAGCGCGACCGGAAACTTTATAGAGTTCAATTCATCGGGTTCAAGTTTCGGCAAGATTGTGTCTCGCACGGATCGGGCGAACTATGTTTTCGGCGGTCATACGACAAGCACCGCTGACACTGATGGATTCGTCTACATTCCGAGCGTGGCAGGCGTCCCGGCTGGCACTCCAACTGCTTACACCGGAACTGTCCCGCTTACGGTCGATTCGACTAATAGCAGGCTTTACGCTTATTTTGCCGGCGCGTGGACAAACCTGACAGGATCAGGTGGTGGAACTCCGGGCGGCTCCAATACGCAACTTCAATACAATAATGCGGGTGCTTTTGGTGGTATTTCTGGCGCGACTTCGAATGGCACAAATGTCACGTTTGGGTCGGGCAACCTGATTGCCACGACTCCGACTATCACGACTTCGCTTGTTACCGGCTCGGCATCTTTCGATTTATTGAATACCACGGCAACCACGATCAACTTTGGTGGTGCGGCAAGCACAATGAATATCGGCGGGTCGGCTGCTGCCATAAAACTTGGTGGTGGAGCGGTCGCGGCTGAACTTCGATTCATGGAGCCTTCAGGCGGCGGCACTGACTACCTTGCACTTAAAGCGCAGGCAATGGCGGCTCCGCTTACGTTTACGTTTCCTGCTACCGATTCAACAGGCACACAGTGTTTAGCATCGAACGGATCAGGCACGCTCTCATGGACGGCATGTTCGGGCGGCGCGGGTAGTCCCGGTGGCTCAGACACACAGGTTCAGTTTAACGACTCATCCGCCTTCGGCGGTGACGCTGATTTTACGTGGAACAAAACTACGAATCTTCTTACCCTGACATCTGGTGGGATCGTCCTTGCTACAGGCGGAGCGTTAAAGACTTCGACAACTGGCGCCGATACGCTTCTCATTCAAGCGTATAACACAGGCGGCGCGTCCTATACGACTTTCCTGACACTCACAGCCGGCGCAAGTCCAACAATGTCGGTGGATCAATCGCTTTCGTGGGCGGATGGCGTCAAGCAGACATTCAACCCGAACGGAACGAATGCGGGTATCAATATCGGCTCACAGGCTGGCGATCCATCATCTCCGACAAATGGCGATATGTGGTATGACTCAAGCGGTCATCTCTATCGTATCAGGGTCAATGGCGCGACGGCGACACTCGCGACAATCGCCACGTCGCAAATATTCACCAATAAAACTCTCTCAACGGGTATCAGTGTTTCACAGCCTTTAACCTGGTCATCGGGTATCCGGCAGACATTTTCGCCTGACGCGACCACTCCCGGTATCAATGTCGGCTCGTTTGCGGGCGATCCGTCAACTCCATCGAACGGTGACATCTGGTACAACTCGACGAGCAATAAATTCCGCTGTTATGAAAACGGCGCATCGGCAAACTGTATCGGGTCAGGCGGCGGCACTCCTGCCGGTTCGAACAAGCAACTTCAGTTCAATAATTCTTCATCTTTCGGCGGCGCGGCTGGTTTTGAGTATCAGTCCGGCGCAAGTCCGAATGTTTTGATTACCGCTCAAAATCTGGCATATGTCGCGCTTAAAGTTGACACGGCTGCATCTCCTACGGCTTCGGCTCAGGAATGGTATATCAACGGTTCACTCAAGACAGCCATTGGGCCGGATGGATACCTGTATGTCGGCAAGGGGTATCAAAGCGCAACCGCTACAAGCGGTACGATAAGTGGCACGGAAGGCACAGGCTTAAATAAAGTCGGCGGTTATCTCCGGCTTCAGGGCGCGGCGGGTACTGGAACCGGCGCAGGTGGATCGATTACGTTCTATACAGCGGCGGCTGGCGGGGCCGGATCGTCCCTTAATCCTTACGTCTTGATGGGTGAAATTGACCAACTAGGCAACGTCTTTTTGGGTGACTCGACCGCATTGCGCGGGACATCGGCCACTAATGGCTTTCTGTATATGAACGCCACGAATGGAACGCCTGCTGGAACTCCGGCTACGGTGCTTACCGGAATAGTACCGACTTCGATAGACGCGACCAATTACAGGCTGTATGCCTATATTGGTGGTGCATGGAGAAACTTGTCTGGCGCAGCGGCGGGTCTGACCATCGGCACAACCGCAATCACCTCCGGCACGGCTGGGCGCATCCTGTATGAGACTTCGGGTAACGTGGTCGGTGAGATTGCGGGAAGCTCGGTTGATGCGAACGGCGCGGTGCAGTTCGCGGCTACGGCGCGGACAAGCGGGGTGGCGTCGTATTACCGGATCAACACGCCAGCCGACACGGGGCAGACGGCTTCCACTGAAAGCGTGGGCGCGTACTTTGGCGGGAATGGTTCAGGTGCGACGGTCACGCGCAAATGGGCGAATGGAAACATTACTACACAGCGTGAGAATGTATTTGTCGCACCGACTTATGATTTTGTATCAGGTAGCAATACGATCACGACGGCGGCGACCGTGGCAATTACGGGTGCGCCGAGCGCGGGAAGCTTCGGAACTATAACGAATGCCGCTGCCTTGCTAATACAGAATGGTGCGATCCTGGCATCTGGCGCGAGTAACGCATATTCATTCTCCGCAAGCACCAATTCTGCCATGTTTTATTCAGCCGGTGGCGGGGATATACGATTTACAATTCAGGGATATAACGGGCCGCAGCTACATCCCACTAAAGGCATTATAATCACAGGGGATAATAATAGCCAATATGCATGGAGAAACGGCTCTACTTTTGCCGATCCTGATACGGGCGTGGCTCGATTTGGAGCCGCGATTGTTCGTGTTACCGATGGTGGTACAGGCTCAGGTCAATTAGTAGTTGGGTCAACAAGCGTATCAATCGGGGCACAAGCTCACATCGTCTCCGGCTCCGCCTCCCGCGTCGCCCTCCGCGTAGACTCAGCGGCAACGCCGAGCGTGGATATCGTACAGTTCACGAACAACGGGACGAATAGATGGGCGTTGAACTCATCATCTACCGCAACGACCGCCACGGTGTCTGACGTGAACGGCGGGACGCAGGTGCGCGGAACGCTAACCGAATCAATCACCCTCTCAACCTCCGGTACGACAACTGACAGCACAATCGACCTGCCAGCAAACAGCATTATCCTGTCAGTCACCGGGCGCATCACGACCACGATCACAACCGCAACCGACTGGAAGCTAGGCGATGCGACAATCGCGGACAGGTTCAGCGATGCGAACGCCACTCTCACAAGCGGCACAACAACCGTAGGCATCAATCAATGGAAGGCTGACCGAACAACAGCGGGGCAGGGGCCATATCAGGCAAGCACAGCCAAAGTTAGGATCACCACGACTGGGACACCCGGAGCGGGGGTAATTCGAATAACGGTGCATTACATCAGTATAACTCCGGCCACAAATTAGTGGTTATGTTATAATAGATCATGGCTAAACGTACTAATTTAACAGCTACAACAATTCAAGAGTTAGTGGGCGCATACCAGAGTGGTATGTCCGCGAGGCAAATTGCTCGAAAGATGGGGATAGGGCAGACCAGCGTACTGCGATGGGTAAATCGCATGCTAGGCGGCACTCGCTCTAGCCGCGATGCGCGAAAGATGCGCGGACGCGCTACTCATGTAACAGATGTGCTACAGCCGGAGATAGATCGCATGTGCGAATTGCACATTCAAGGCATGGCCGCCCATAGTATCGCCAAACAGGTAAAACGCTCTGTCGGGACAGTGATTCGCCATCTTAAAGCCAAAGGCATTTACAATCGCAGTAAGATTGAGCCGGATCAGGTTGCCAGATTGATGACAGAATATAAAGCGGGAATGACAGGCCCGGATCTAGCGAAGAAGTATCAGATTTCCCCCTCCTATGTGCACAAGCTACTAGTAGCTAACCGAGTAGTTCGCCGTAATAGCAGTCAGGCGAAGCGGGGGCGTCAAAATTGGAAGCGACGGGCGTTAACGCTTGAAGATTCACAAGAAGCCTGCCGCTTATATCAAGAGGGGTGGACGCAAAAGCGAGTTGCAGAGCATTTTCGCGTCGGCGCATGCTCCGTTCAAGCGGCACTTGCTCATTTTAACGTCCCTACGGAGCGTCGTTACCATCCGCCAACGTCTGGACATAAATTCCCATACCGAGATGCACGAGGGCGCGATTTATCATTTCGCAGTACGTGGGAGTTAGCGTTTGCTGAGTGCCTAGACGATAAGGGCGTTACATGGGAGTACGAATCTCAGTCTTTCAGCCTTTCCAATCGTACTTTATACGTACCCGACTTTTACGTGGCGGAATGGGATCAATATGTAGAAATTAAGGGATACATGCGCAAGGATGCTGCGCAAAAAATACAATTATTCCGCCAAGAGTTCCCTGAGCATCACTTGGTCGTAGTGACGCGGCCAGCATTTTTGCACTACAGAATATGCACGCCCCGCCATGGGCGAGCGTATTACATCACGTTATCGGCTCCAACAAGCTAATGTTCCTTGACATAGCAATCGCGGCCATTCTATCGGCCCGTTACAACCTTGACGCCTTCTCGCGCCTTGACCTGTTCCCGCCATACCCACGGATGGAGCAGGCAGACAGGGCGAGGGACAAGGCGAAAAGGACGCTGTACAAGGATCTGAAATGCACCGTCTGGCTGAGTAAATACGATGTCGATATCTACCGGCTTCACACAATACTCGATCAGGCGATGTTCATTGACGGCTGGAAAACGCGAATGCCGGTCAACTGGATCGGGACTTTTCACGATATGCCTGACCAGGTGTTTAACGACGCGCTGGCAGAAATGAACGTCCATCCAGCGATGATTCAGGGAAGATACGGCGGTCGCCTGCTGATACTGGTTTATCAGGAAATGGGATTAAAGCCGGAACATGTTATCCACGAAGCACTCCACTACTACTACGGTGAAGACGATGAGCGTCTGGCCGGAAGGTTGGGAGTGGAAATTACAAGCATAGATACAACCGCAATCTCGAAAGAGATTAAACGACACTGCAAATTTTGAGGGAGACTATGAAGAGAATATCACTGATCGTTATGGCTATTATAGTCATATTCATGGCGAATGCGCTTGTGCGCTCGCAGGTTCCAACCAAACTGTTTGACGTGCGAGCCGGTAACGGGATCGTGGATAACGGCACGGCTCAGGCTCAAGCAACTTACATCGCCTACAAAGATGCGGCGGCAAAACAGAAGGTGCTTGATGCTTTCGCCTCAGCTTACGGGTATCAGGATAAGATTCCGAATCCACTGGCCGGCCAGCAGGGACAGGCTGCAACCATTCCAAACCCGCAAAGCAAGCAAGCTTTCTTCAACCAGCAACTTACCCGCTATATCAAAGATATCGTCCGCTCACAGGATATTGCGACCGCCCAAAAAACGGCGGCTGACTCAGCGGCGGCTACGGTAGACGCGACGTTGCCGCCACAATAACAAAAGGTGTATACTCAGCGCATGAACACTAAATATTTAGGCGTACTTGTAATGTGCCTGCACTTGACCGTGTTCGGTTACGCGCAGGACAAGGCAAAAGACAAACCCGCAGAAAAAGCAGCCGAAACTCCCGAAGTCGTTGAATTGACAAAGGAACAGACGGCAGAGATTTCCGCGTTACAAAAGGAATTGGAAACTGCTTCCCTTCGGGCCGAGAATCTCCAGTTGAAGATTAAGGATGCACAGGCGCAGTTAGAGAAATTCCAGAAAGCGGCTGAGGAAGCGCAGAAAGTGGTAGCCAATAAGATACTGGCATCCACGAAGCTGACGGCGGCGCAGTTGCAGGAATATAGCGGGGAAGAGAAAGATGGGAAACTCATTCTCCGTAAACGCAAGAAAGAATGAACACTTTTGGGTGGGTCAGACGATGATGGACACGGGTGGGGGCGCGTAGCTTCTCACCCGATTTTTCTTTAGGAGACGATATGTGGGATTGGTTAAGTGGTTTGGGTAAAAGCATAGGCGGCGCGGGAAAGACTGTTGGCGCAGGTATCAAAAAGCCATTTGATATGCTTGCCGGCCACGGCGGGAATCCTGCCATGGGAGATGGCGGGGGTGCAATGGCAGCGATGAGTGGATTTAAGCCACCGATTACCACTCCGGGATTCAATCCAAGTGCATCGATGCCTGAGTTGAGTGGAATGTCGCCAACATTTAAATCTCCCGTGAATGTCCCTATGACGGCATCTGCTGGCCCCGACATAAGAGAGCGGTTGGCTCCCATGGATTTGCCGGTACAACCGAACCTGCGCCTACCGAATACGGAAGGAATAGCAATGGACAGGCAGGCTCCCCGATTCCAGATGCCACTTGGTCAACCGATGGGGGGAACAGCGACGGCGGCTCCGTCTGGTTATGTTGATCCCATAGAAGCGAAACGAGCGGCTTACGTTGAGAAGGACATGCAGATTCCCCGATGGAAGCGTGTCTTGAGGGACACAGTATTAGGGGGAGCGCAAGGGGTGGCTCATAGGCGTCCCGGTGATGATGTTTTGGGTTCCCTGCTTGGTGGCATGGCTGCGGGTGGAGTGGCGCAAGGCGTGGCTCCGAAGATGATAGCTGAAGGAAGATATGAGGGATTGCAGCAACCGCGTGATGAAGCGTCTATGGATCGGGAATCAGCGGCAGAGAGACAGCGGTTGGCAATGGAGAATCTGAGGCGGCAGCAGGATCTCACTGGCTCACAGATCAAGGAAAACGAGGCTCAGGCGGCTTACAATAATGCTCGTATAGCCATTGAGGAAGAGAAAGCGAAAAAGGCTCCCCCGCGCAGGGTCGGCGCAAGTGGGTGGGGAACGTACGACATGGAAACTGGCAATCCCATATGGGTAAAACCGCAAGAGGCAAAAGCATTGGAAGCTGAGAAGCCGATAGGATGGGCAGACGCAGAAGCCGAACGATCAGCAATGGAAGGCACAGCAGAAGAGATAGCGCAGTCGTCACTTGAGGGGCGCAAAGATGCGTTGTGGGGACAGTTATCACCTACCGAACAGGCTGCTTTTCAGAATCCGTCTAATGATCCTGACGGCTATGCAAAAGCGCAGGCACGATGGCAAAAAATACAAGACGACGAGTACCGGCGTATTTTAGCCGACACAAAAGCGCGAGCGCGACAAAAAGCCGGAGAAATACGGCTAGGCGGCTCCAAGAAACCATTCACGCCTTCTTTTACCAACGCAAACAACGCACCGAATCTTTTCTAAGGGGATAAGATGCCGCAAGATCCGTTAATGCCACAGACGCCACAACCCAAGGCAAAACCTTCCATCGATGAGTGGGAGGAACAGGTTCGTCAAAAATACAATATTCCGCAAAAGTTGTGGCGCGGAATGGCGGCACAGGAAAGCGGCGGGGATCGTAGTGCGGTATCCCCTACAGGGGTACGCGGGAAGTACCAGGTCACGGAATCCACGGCAAAGAGTTATGGATTAGACAGAAACGATCCTTATCAGCAGGCGGAAGCAGCGGCAAAGCATCTTCGAAAACTCTATGACACGACTCCACAGATTAAGAGTGATAGTGGTAGATGGTGGGGAGCGGTTGCTAAGTATTACGGTGGAGATAATGCGGTTGACGAGCAGGGGAATTTCAGCGATTCATCGATAGATGGTGTCAGTACGCCGTTGCGACACGTCAACAATCTTGCACGGCGGATACAGGAGATGGACAAGCAGTCTCCATCGGTAGTGAATCCGCAGAATCCGGCTGCGCCCATGGTCGCTCCTGCACCCAAGCCTGCACCGATGAAGGCGCGGCCAAAACCTGTGACAACAGCGCGTGGGCCGATAGTTCAGCCGACACAGATATCTCCCCTGTCTTTCACGGGGAACGCCGCGCCTTCCTCCGAGAAACTGACCGCACAATCACAGCAAATTGCACAGCAAATTCGTCCTGAGATTCAAGCTAAACAGCCAAAACCAAATCCATTTGAGCAACGATCACCAGTCGGTCAATTGGCCGAAATGACAACGACTGCGTTCCTGCGCGGTGCAGAGCATCTTAATAGAGGGGTATCCCACTTAGTAGGGATGCGGAAGTATGTCCCTACACAGGGACAATCTATGTTGTCACCTCAAGCACAGAACGCTTTGGGACAACAAGAGGCCCGACAAGATGAGGCTTATCCGAATGCTGCACCTATCTATCGCGGCATCGTCCAAGGCGCAACGGAAGCTCCGGCGTATATGCTCGGTGGAGCCGCAGGTACGATTCCCGCAATGGCTACAGCCGCAGGATTGGCGGCGATTGATCAGGATTGGCAGAATGATCCAAAACGTGCGGCGGTCAGAACAGCTTTAGGATCTGTCCTACCCATTGCCGGTGGCAAGGCGTTATCGAGTGTTGCGGGTCGTGTTGCGCCCAATTTGGTTGCCAATTCATTAGGCGGCAGAGCGGTTGAAACGGTAGGTGGAGCATTAGGAAACGTCGCTCCGGCTGCGGCTGAACAGTTGTATTACGACCGCGAGTTGAATCTTAACGAATTGGGTAAACAGGCGGTCATTGGCGGAGCGTTAGGTTTTGGCACGTATGTTCATCCACAGGCAAAGACAATGCGTGCGCGGCCAGAACCGCATCCGGTAGACGTGTCTAAAGCGATAATGGACGTTGGGGAAGGATTAGTACCATTACCTGAGACTCCGCCTCCGGCTACACAGGCAGAGTCTCCAATCCCACCAACCGTTCCACCGGAAGTCCCGCCAACCGCGCCGGCACAACCCGCGACAAAGCCGATGCCACCCCGACCGGGAGAAGCGAGAATTCCGCAGGCTACTGAAGGAACCCGTGGGGGAATCGTGCCACGCCGCCCCGGTGACACAATACAGCGTCCGGTGGGGCCATCCCGAATAATTGCAGATAATAGATCAGCCGAAAATGCTACACCGACCACGCTAGATGATACGCTGATGTTTGCTGAACGACCAGCTGTTGCACGGAACATGAAGGCAGAAGGGGAGCGTGTTATTGGTGAGCAGGCTCAACGTGTGGCTGAAGGGACATTGAAGGAAGGGGATTTTCGGGGGCCGAAGAGAGGGACGGCAAAGAATCCTAAATTCGGTCAATATGGGGATGTCGCGTATGCTCTTGGTCGTTCACCGTACCAGAAGACACCTGGGGATGTTACCAGATTACATTCAAATGCGGTAGATATTCCCCCGACTGAATCTGGTGAGATTTGGCAGAAAGGGGCGAACGCTGTTATTGGCGATCCCGAAGTCAAAGCGGCTCTGGATTTACCACCAGAAGCGAATCAGGAAGCAGTACGGGATGCGGTAAGAGAAGATGTAGCTAAGAGAATGGGATTGCCGCCTGATGTCTCCTTGGCGCAAGTCCCGCCTAATGTCTGGCTAGGATGGGCGCGAAGTAAAGGATTTTCTCCGGGTCTAATTGCCCGAATGAATAAGTCGATTGAACTGGCGCGTGGAAAGACGGGTGGAGATGCGCTTCCACCAAATGAAACACCACAAACCCCGATGGCGACACGTCAAGCAACCCGTCCGTCTGAAGGTGAACCGATACCATTTAAGAGAGGAACTACAGATGTTGAGGAAACCCCTGCGGCTCGTACCGTCCAACCAGAACAACCTGAAACCCCGATGCGACCAGCACCGGAAGTTGTACCAGAAGTTCCTGCAATGGGCGAAGCGGCAACAAAGCCTGCTCCTGCTGGCACAAAAGTTCCGCGAACTCGCAAGCCGAAACCTTCTGCGAACGATAGGTTTGTAGAACCATCGAAACTTGTACCAGAGAATGTTGCTCCGGTGGCCCCGGTTGCGCCGGAATCCCCGATAGCGTCTACCCTTGCGCCTAAAACACGCAAAGCAAAGGCGGTGACTCTCCCTCGGACAACTGAGCCTGAATCCGTGACGGCAAAAGCAAATCCCAAAGACATGGCTCCAGTCGCACCACGGCCAGCATCAAGATCCAGCTACACAATACAAACGGAAGATCGAGGCGATATCCCCGTTCACCTGCAACGGTGGGACGATGGCAGTGTGACTATCGTAGATTACAGCGAAGGTGGTGGGATGCCTGTTGAGTACAACGCCGCTTTTGCTAAAAGTAAAAGCGAGCAAGACTTACTACGATATGTCTATGAGACGTTAGGTATAACTAACATAAGCAAGCCATCTTCAGTATCCTTGGAACCCAAAGATCGTTCAAAACGCAAGACGCGAGACCAAGTTACTCCGGCAGTCAAGTCTGCACCGGAAACTATGGCTGAGGCGGCTCCGGTTGAACCTGTGGCGAAAACTGCGCCGACCACTACCACGAAAAAGGCATCACCCCCACCACTACCAGGCAAGCCGAAATACAATGAAGCCACGCTAAGAGAGGCTGGATTTGAAAAGGTAGACAGCCAGCTTTATAAGGCGCAGGATGGTCGGTCGCTGGAATATGACCCCGATCATAGCGTGTGGCAAATCAAGCGTCCGAGTGGCGAAGGGACAGAAACCTTCTCCACGCAGAAAGAGGCGATTGAGTCTATTTTGGGCAAACCACCGGCTCCCGTAATGGAAGCACCTGTTCGCGGGGCAAAGAAGGTTGCGCCTACGGTGACAGAGAAAGCGGCAGAAGCTAAGGGGAAACGAGCGGCAAAGAAAGCAGTAGTGGCTGAGAAACCGATGGCTGAGAAACCTGTGGTGGAAGTCGCGCCTTCGGAAACTAAGACTGCATCTGTCGCTAAACCGGAAAGAGTGACGCCGTTAAATCTGCCAAAGCAGAGTATGTCGCGGAGCAATTTGGATAGTCAGTTGAAAGATTTAGGGTTGCGCCCTGCTGAAAGACAGTCTTTGCTGGATGAAGCGAAGTCTACGGAATTTCGTTATGAGGTACCGGGACATTCACTTTATAAAAAAGGCGGGACATCTGAGCGTAAGGGGCAGTCATATTCAGTTGAAGAATCGTCTAAAGTTTTGCGAAAGGCTTACGCCATGAAATTTGGTGAGGCCGCCGTAGAATCAGGGGTGAAGCAAAGTCAATCCGACACCCGTGCTATTGCGGAATCTAATCTGCGCCGTTCCGATGATTTTAAAGTATTAAAAGAAGCCTCGGCTGATTTAACGCCTAAGCAAATTGAATCTATACAAAAGCAGGCTAGTGATGCGGGAATAACTTCTGAAGTAAATTCTATGTTGGCTGATTATAAGTCAAAAAGAACCGAATATCGAAGTGATCCTGAGTTGCGACAATACTTACAAGACAATCTACGCGATCAACAGGAGAGACTGGCAGCCACTAATCAACCAGAAGGTAGTCCCACTCGTAGCTTTTATGAAAAGCGTATCCAAGATTTAACGGATGAAATTGCGGCACTTGATAAGCCGCCAGTATATGATCGGGATGTAGAAACAAGCCTTCGTGAATTAGTTGATCCCCAAACACGCATTCTTTCAAGTGAAGGGATGCGGAAACTTAGAGAATCATTTAGCGATGAACAGATACTTAAAGCTGTTAAGAATAACGAAGGGAAATTGAAGATTGAGCAAGATACTCGGCTCTACGATGATTTACAAGCAAAATCTTTTAGAGAGTCGGGTACTGGTCAGCCTCTTTTACGTGATAAAGAGGGTATATTAGGCAAGAAACATGCTGCGTATAAGCCATCATCAATTGAAGTTATCTCCGAACCCCCCGCGCTCACGGAGATGCAGCAGAGTATAGCGAAGGCGAAGGCTGCGCGTGTGCCGAAGCAGAAGAAGTCGGAAGCGACCAAGCAGGCTCCGCCTTCCGAGCCGGAAGTCACCAAACCTTCCCCCGCCGAAACTCCGCCTCCTGCGGTGAGCGAAGAGACTAAGCCTATAGCGGGGGAAAAGCCTACTCAAGTTAAATCTGCCAAAGGCGCAGTCAAGAAACCATTGGCCGATGCGATACGTGAGGGTCAGGAACCGAAATCCAATTACACCAATGTCAAAAGACTCCGTGAACAGGGGTATACAGACAAGGAAATATTTAAACTCGCGGCAGATAACGAAGAATTCGACTTAATGCGAGCGGGGAGGAAGCCTAATATTGAAGCCACGGCCCGACGCAATGCCAAGGGGCAACCACTTGATCCAAGTGGGGAACCTTACCTGAAAGGTACGGACGGCGAATACTATACGCCTCAAGTGACCGTGCGTAAGGTAGATGCGACCACGCCTCCCACCGAATCCCCCGCAATCGTACCAGGTGTCAAGCCGGCCAAGCCGCGCAAGACACTGGCAAAGTCTGAAGACGTAGATACCAGTGGCCCGTCGCTTCTCAAAGAGTTAAAGGCGAAGAAGGCGGAATTAGCCAAGAAGGGTGGGGTAAAACTTACCTTCGGGTCAGACAAGGAACCTTCCTCTGGCGGCACGATTATGGGCGGTGGATTCGGATCACTCCAATCTCTCTTTGAAAAGGCTCAATCCAAACGGGCAAAGGCATCTCCGTCTGACTTACCGCATTACGACAAGGGTGATGATTACGTGAAAGCTGTTCGGGAATTGGCCGATAAAGGGAAGTTTACCCCCGAAGAGAAGACGCTGATTGAGAACACGGCAAAGCGCGTGGTACTCAGTGCCGAATCCGTGCCAGATGCGGCGGCGAAAGCTGATGCCAAAATCAGAGAAATCATTGGAGCAAAGGCTAATCCGAATGTAACTGTGCCTAAAGTGGAAGCGGCCAAGCCTGCTCCACCGAAAGTGGAACCTGTAGAAGCCAAGACGCCATCTAAAAAAGCATCCACTGAACCACAAACAGCCGAAGAGTACTTTCAGGATCAGTTAGATAAGGACATCTGGCATAGCGATAAGTCGGGGCCGGCCAATAAAGCCAACGCCGAGGCTCGCGCAGCTTTGGCTGAAGCGGCGGCAAAGTTCCGGCGTAAACAGATGACAGATGAGCAGAAAGAGCGCATTGTCGGGGCGGCACAGGATCTAATGCTTGCGGGAAAACTTGGAGATGATCAGCTTATTACTAATGCTCGCAAGGCACTCAAGAATGCCTCTCTCAATGACAGTCGAGCGGCGAAGATATGGGAAGGGATCAAGACATCGGGGCGTACAATCCAAACCCTGAGATATGGAACAGACTGGTCACTTGGATTTAAGCAGGCTGGCCCCCTGACCACCAATATTTTCAACGTAGTGGATACTGCTAAGGCGTTTAAATACGCGGCGGGAGCAAGTAAATCCCAAAATCGAGCCAACGAGATTCATGCTGTACTGGAATCTCATCCTCGATACGATGATGCTCAAAAGTCGGGATTAGAGTTGACCCTTTTCGGCAAACACGAAGAGGTGTATCAAGACAATCCGGCGATGAAAGTCCCGTGGATTAAGAGGCTGGAAGCGGGAAATAATGCTTTGGTAGACTATATGCGTCTTCAGGAATTCGGGAAGATGACATCGGCAATTGACAAGCAGTCCGGGTTGACGGAAGTGCAAAAGGCAGATAGTTATAAACGGGCGGCTGAGGTCATCAACACTCTTACTGGTCGAACCAATTTAGGGGAAGGTAAATTGCAGCAAGTGGCGACCGCGTTAAATGGGATAATGGCTTCGCCTCGGCTGAATATATCCAGGTTCAAAATGGCCGATCCCCTTTGGATACCTAAAATGTACGCGAAAGATCCTGTGGTAGCCAAGCAGATGTTTCGGCAGGCAATGGGAGTCGCGTCTACGTGGATGGGAATGTACGCATTAGGAGCGACCACCGGGGCATTTAAAGTGGTGTTGAATCCTAACGATTCCGATTTTGGGAAAGTGGTGATCGGCAAGACTCGTTACGACATGACGGGAGGGATGCTTCCTGTGGTCAAGATACTGCTTCAATATGGGCGACTTGGCCATGCCATCGCCAATGAAGCCTATGAGAATACGGATGAATCTAAGGCGAAGCGTCAAGCCGTGTGGAGTAAAACTGTTTACGATACGACACAGTTTTTACGTGGCAGGCTTGGCCCCCTTTACGGATATGCAACAGATATCGTTTTAGGCAAAGACTTTGAAAAACGCTCGGTCACTTTAAGGTCAACGGTTAATCCGACTGATCCGAATTTTGCAGGCTATCGGTTGGTTCCACCATTGGGTGTAACTGGTGCTTATGAGTCATATCAAATGGAAGGAATGAAGGGCGTGGCCAAAACTGCCATTCCTGAATTTGTAGGAATTGGCGCACGTACTTACGGTCAGAGACCCGGATATATAGGGAGAGATTCGCGTGTAGCACAGGAAATGGACGACGTGGGGTTGCCAGCATCTCAGATTACCCGTATGCCTAAAGAGCCTAATGATGTGTACAAGAATCGCACACTGACCGTAGATGAATGGACAACCACGTATGGCGAAAGACTCATCAATTCGCCGGAATACAAGGCAATGTCCAATGAAATGAAAGTCGAAACCTTGAAGGAACTCCGCTCACGTATTACGGCTGAGTCAAGGAAAGCATACACTAAGGGAGAGTCCCCCGATTTGAACAAACTCGCCCCATCCACAATAATGACAAGTGTAACCGCTGCCCAAAAACGATTGCGAGAAAAGACGCCCCGTGAGTTTGTAAACACCGTAAAATGAGATTTGAATGGACAAACAAAAACGAGACGCTGAAATACTTCACCTATATCAGCAGGGTTGGAAGAAGACGGATATCTCACGCCGTCTTGGAGTTGATCGAGGGGTCGTTACCAACGTTTGCCTGCAATACGATAAACAGGTAAAAGAAGGCATCCAGACAGATGACCCGCAGCCTGAAACTCCTGACTGGCAGGCTGCGTTGATGGAGTTTCTTCAGAAAAACCAGTCGAAACTTCCACCCGCCTTTGTGGAGATGATCACTCCGGCGATCCCCACGGTTCAAGCATCTTCTCCAGTAGTCTATAGCGATACGATCTACCGAAGGATTGCGTTCATTTCAGACGTTCATATCCCCTACGAGGACAAGGTGGCTGTTAGGGTCACACTGGATGCGGTCGCGGATCTCAAACCTGACTGTATTATCTTGGGTGGTGACATCTTTGACTTTTACGAAGTCTCGGATTTTGACCGTGACCCCGGCAGGCGAAAGTCCCTTCAAGACGAGTTCGATGAGGGACAGTTTTTCCTGAAATCGATAGCGTCAATTACTCCCAATGTTGTGTTCATGGAAGGAAACCATGAGCAGAGGCTACAAAGGGTGATCGGGCGCAACCCCGGCTTGTATAAGATGCGAGCGTTGGAATTGCCGAAAGCGATTGGATTACCCGAAAACTGGAAATTCTACCCATCGCAGACACATTTTCACGTTGGCCGGCTTAACTACCTTCACGGGGATGTGAAGGGGATGAGTGACAGAGCATTGTACCCGGCTGTAACGGTATTTAAGCGACTCAAGACTTCCAGTATGTTCGGCCATTATCACAGGTTCGACAAATACTACGAGACACAATATGATGGGACACTCCGAGGTGGGTTTGCTAATGGCCATCTGAGCGATACCAGAGAGGCAAAGTATATTGTAAATCCTAACTGGCAGACAGGTTTCAGCATCGTCGAGAATCTGGCGTCTGGTCACGGGTTCCAGGTGCAGCAATATCTGATCGTAAACGGGACAACCATCGTACATGGAAAGGATTATTCGGTATAGCCAATGAAGCCTCAACTTGTCTTTGCCAATGACGTTCCCCGATGGCTACAGATTATGGTGAAGCGGTGGTATGTCTGGTTGAGGCTGGAAGAGTGGGCCGTGGATGTTGAAATACTATCTCACGATGAATTGCAGGGGACAGACGAGGATGATTTGATCCACGCCATCACCTTCCCCTTGCCTGAATATCTTCGTGCAAGGATTGTCTTTAGCGAAGAGTTGACTCGACAAGATGCTGAACAGTTTGTTGTCCACGAACTCTTACACTTACACATGGCGGGGATCGAACTTACATTTAGCCAGTGTTGGGATGGGAGAAAGCGGTTGGATCGGGAACGGGCGTTGAAACTGGTTGCACATAAAATCGAAGAAACGATAGAAAGAATCGTCAGGGTACTATTATGAAATACTTACTTAGGTGTCTTTTTTGGGCATTGGTGGCTTGGGCAGTGTTGCATTATACGGGATACGCTCAGGACGTAACGGTGAATTGCGGGGCGGGGAAACCCGTGGCAACGGTTCAGGCTGATGGGAGTATCAAGATAACGTGTAAGACTGAGACCCCTCCGCCCGTCCAGCCGCCACCCATAACTCCACCCATAACCCCGCCAATCGTGCCGCCTGTGATAACCGGCAAGACTTGGCAGGCAACACCCGCCAACCTGCAAGAGTTGATAGGATCAGGCTCAAGTGTAAAACCGGGTGACACTATCGAGCTTCAGCCGGGCGAGTACATCCCGCCATCCTGGGGGCCATATAACGCTTTTCGCGCTCAATTGAGTGGTATTGACGGCGGTAGAATCACGATCAAAGGCAAGCCGGGAGCGTTCCTGTCGTGCGGCAAATCGCTGTACGGGTGCCTGTACCTTGAAGGCGACTACTTAACCCTATCAGGCGTCGAGATAACGAATACTGACCCGGATAGGACGAAGCCAAGAGGCAACGGGATCGAGGTTCGCGGCAATTTCCTGACAATAGAGGATTGCTATATCCACGCTGTCAGCACGGGTGTCTTTGCGTCCGAAGGCGCAAAGTGGCTCAAGATCATCAATAACCGCGTGATCGACAACGGGTACAAGGCGAGCGATGATCAGCCGCACGGCAACGGGTTATACATCCAGAATGACGGCCTGAGCGTCAAAGAGATTCGCGGGAATGTTGTCGGGAATAGCTACGGAAACGGCATTCAGCTATTCGGGCGCAATGCTGAGACTCGCGGTTATGTCGTCGAGGATAATATTGTTTTCGGATCAGGCTCACCAAGCAATTGGCCGAACCGTAATTTTATTGTCGGCGGGTCGAAGAAGGGGAGCGACGGGTTGATAGTCCGTAATAACTTCTTCTATCACGACTTGGCGTTCGCGGGCGCGAATGTGTTTTTCGGATACGAGAAAGGCAATGGTTCGGCGAGGATATCCGGTAATTGGATTATTGGTGGAACCGGCGCGTACATTATTGACTGGTCGGATCTGAGCTTCACTGAGAATGTCATCATCGCGCAGGGGCGCGGCCTGACGTATGATTCGCCGGATTGGGGCGGTACTTGGAAAGGAAATCAGTACTACTTTCCTGACGGTGGATTCGCTTCACAAGGCGGGTTGCCGGTGCGAACCTGGACGTGGGCGCAGTGGAAAGCCAACACAGACGAGCAGGGAAGCGTTTTTAATGAAAAGCCAACGGGAGTGCAGTGGGTAAAATATCCCCGTGGCATGGCGATATATTCCACAGGTGAAGGATTCAAAGGATTTAACGGATCAACGCCGGTTCAACTGCCTGGATTTTCTCATCCTAACAGCGTGTTATACTTTCCTATGGGCGAGTACTTTGACCTTACGCCGTGGATACCTGCCGGTAAACAAGCGGTGGACGCGGTGACAGGGGCGGCAGTGACAAGCTGCCGGGGTTTTTGTGCGGTGGTGTTCTCAAAATGAGAGCATATATTTTAGCTCGCCAACCATGCGTTGAAGGAGTAGCAGTGCCGTCCAAAACGGGCGGCACTAGCTTTTTTAGGTAGCGTCGTTGCTCTTTAAGCGCAACGAGTTAGCGTTTGATCGCGAAACACATTTCGTTACCAAACTATGTCAGATTCGGCATAGTCATATGCTCTCATACGGTGGTGCTTAAGTGAAAAAAATAAAAAAAGTACTAGCCATTCGGCTAAACTTAATGTAGAATAAGGCTAGATTTAAAGTAGTGATAGAGCCTG